TCACGCGGCCACCGCCGCGTCCTTGGCCTTCCGGTACACCTGCTTGAGCTCGGCGGCCGTGTCGCAGTCCGCGCCGTCCGTGCGGCACGGGTCGCACTTCTGGGTGTGGTCGATGAACGCGGCGTAGGCCTTCTGCACGGCGCGGTCCCCGGCGTCGAGCCGGGCCTGCACCTGCCCGTTCACCGGGCACCCCCGCTCGGTACGGGGACGAGGGTGCCCGCGAGGAGCACGTCCAGCCGGTCGCGCAGGGCCTCGGCCTCCGAGCGGGACAGCACCAGCTGCACCTCACCCTGGAGACGGTCGAGGTCGTACAAGGCGACCGGGATACGGACTTCACCGGTGGTCGGGTCGCCGGTCGGTAAGGCCGCGCGCTGCGGCGACGCGTGCCAGGTCATGACGGACATCAGGCCTCCTACGTGGAAGACGAGCCGTCACCGTAAGGCCCCGAACAACAGAGAAGGGGGACAGATTGTCCCCCTGTCCCAGACTGTCCCCCTTGCTACGCGGTCGCGATGCCCACGTCCACGGCGAGCGCAGCCGCCTCCGGGCGTAGGGCGCGCGGCGCCGACCGCCACAAGTCCGCGGCCACCGACCGGGCGGACGGGGTGAACTGCACGGTCTCGGCCCCGATGCGGTGGGCCATCTGCATCACGTGCAGGGCGGCCGTACGGTCCCCGCGCTGGAGGTGCCCGCGGGCGACTTCCACCCAGAGGCGGGCCCGGCGCTCCCGGGACGGCATGACGTCGGGGTCGATGTTGTCGGCCAGGCCGAGAGCCTTCTGCGACTTCCGCAGGTCGGTCGCCACGCTGACCGCGTGGAAGTCGACGTTCGCCCGGCCGAACACGGTCGACGGGTGGAGGTAGTTCTGCGGCAGGGACTTGGCGATCTGGTCGCCCGCCTCCCAGTACCGCCAGGCGTCACCCTCCCTGCCCTCCCGGGCCACGGTCACCGCCGCGTGCAGCTGGAGCGCCCCGTACACGCCGCGCCAGTCGTCCGGCGCCCCGTCCAGGTGTGGGCGGATCAGGGTCGCCGCCTCCTCGACGACACGCAGCGCCTCTTCCGGGTAGCTGGTCTCGCGCAGGATGTTCCCGAGGTTCCATGCCGCTGCCGCTATGGCAGCTGGGGCGTCCGCCGACTGGGCCGCCGCGAGCGCCCGGTCAGCCACCACCCACGCCAGCTCGGCTGGCGCAACGTACGCGGTCGCTTGCCCCGTCAGCCGGTACACGTCCGACAGGGCGACCTGCGCCCGGCGCCGGCCGTCGCCGTCGAGCGACCGTACGGCGTACTCCCCGTCCCGGATCAGCCCGGGGAGCAGCGCCCCGACCTCCGTGCGGTTCCGGCCCGAGGTGTGCCACAGGCGCCACGTCTGGTCCACCCGCCCCTGAAGCGCGGCCGGGTCAACTGGCCCCGGCGAGGTGGGAGTGAGGCTGCGCGTCATCACGGCGGCCCAGATGTCTGGCATCCCAGGGTGGGAGAGCCGACCGAGTGGGGCTGCCTGTGCGGCGGCGGCTGGGGTGTCCGTGCCGGTAATGACGGAGAGGTCAGCGACCTGGAGCGCGGCGGCGAGCCTCAGCAGCAGCGGGTGGGAGGTGAGTTCACGCTCCCCGGTCTCGATCTTCTTCAACCAGTCCGGGCCCCGCCCGCAGAGCTCGGCGAGGACCGGGCGCGACATGCCGCGCGACTCGCGCAGGGCGCGGATCCGCTCTCCGGTGGTGAGGTCTGCGTCCATCGTGGTGCCCCTCCGTCTGGCCGGTGCCGTGGTTGCCAGGGTACGGCGGGCCGGTGGCGGCCGGGAGAGCGCACGATCGTACGATCCGGCCATGGCCGATATCGACATCCCCCCGCACCTCATCGAGCTGGAACGTACCGCCTGGGCCGAGCAGCAGGCGGGCGCGCTGACCGTGCCCACCGCCGCCGCCGTGCAGAAGGCCATCACCGACCACGCGATCGCCAAGGGCCTGCCCCGGTACGAGCTGGAGATGGCCGTCAAGAAGGCCGTACGGCACCCGTGAGCGAAGAGCCATCCCGGCTGGAGATGCTGCGCTTCGCCCGCCGCATCGCCGTCCAGCAGGTCCAGCAGATCGACCGGTGGATCGCAGCCGAGGAGCAGCGCGAAGCGGACCGCGCGGCAGGCGAGGCGCAGCGCGCGGCCGCCGAACCGCAGTGGTCGATCGGCCTTACCCAGGACGGGCGCCCCGAAGAGGTCCACGCGCCGGACTGCACGATGGCCGGGCAGCGGCAGCAGCGCACAGCCACCCTCGACCAGGCGCGCGAGGCCCTCGTTCAGGGCGTCGCCGCGTGCGGCTTCTGTCGACCGGACACCGAGCTCGGCCTGCTCTGACCCGCACCCGGGCATGACGAAAGGCCCCCACCGCCGTGAAGGCGATGGGGGCCGGGTCAGACTCCAGTTCGGTTGTACTCCTCCACCAGCGGATGCGGCGCCTCCGGCTCGATCCCAGCCCGATGCATCTGCCCCGCCCACCGATCCGCCGTCCACGCAAACGCCCGGACGACCGACTCCAAGCGCGACTGTCGCCCGCGAAGCGAACCGTTCTCCTCGTCGACCCGGGCCACGGTCGCTTGCAGCACCTTGAACTTCTCGGCTTCCAGCCCCGGGGCCGCCGCCGCCCGGGCCGCCGCCTCGTTGGCGCGAGCGGTGGCCTGCGCCGCCCGGACCGTGGCGCGGGCGACGAAGAACCCGCCGCCGCCCAGCAGAGTTCCTCCGGCCCCCAGCAGTGCGACGAGCTCCATGATGGTCACGGGGCCTTACCTTTCCGGGCCCGCCACGGTGGTGAGGGGACGGAGTGCTCCGGCACCGTGGCAGCCCACATGATGACCCCGACATGCGAGGTGAGGTACCACACGGCGACGAACCCGCCCCGCGCGTAGTCGCCGGTGAGGACGGCGAAGAGGTAGGCAACTGCCCAGACCGACGGCGGGGCCAGGGCGGCGAGAAACCCAAGCCAGTCCCGGCCGATCCGCACGAAGGCCGAGGCGATGCACACCACTCCGGCCAGGATCCACAGCCACGCCCAGGAGGCGAGGCTGCACCGCTCGGTCAGGAGCCGTAGCCCGGCTGGATCCTGCTGCGGGCTCACGATGAACCCCGTGCCCCAGCACACCTTGCCGACGCCCAGGATCAGGAGGATCTGCCCGCGGCGGCCCAGCCGCTGGAAGAGCCGCCGGGCCGCCGCACGCATCAGACGCCCCGGGCCAGGGACGCGGAGTGGGTGACGTCCCGCCACCGGGCCACGATGCCCTTCACCAGCGAGGCAGCCGCAGCCACCCCCGCGACACCGGCCGCCTGCCACATGCCGATGTCGAACGGGGTGGTGAGGACGAGGCCACCAACGAACGCCTGGAGAAACGTGCTGAGCACACGCTCGGCCAGGTCGCGGGCGTACGTCTTCGCGCCCTTGACGACCGTCTCGGTCGACGGGAGGGGGAACGGGGTCTCGCTCATGGTCAGTCCTCCGGGATGGTGTCGAGGGCGGCGCGGACGAAGCAGTCCTTCGCCTCCAGCAGCTTGCGGAGACCGGCCGTCAGCTCGGGCCCGTCCGGAAGGTTGGCGACGAGCTCGCGGGCGAGGTCGCCGCACGGCTTGCTCACGGCCTGGAGGTGGGCGGGCAGGTGCCCGTACTCGAAGTAGCGGAGCAGGTGCTCCGTGCCGGGGTGGCGCAGCGGCTTGCCGCCGTCGCTGTGCTGGGTCATCGTGATCCTTTCGTGGGGTCAGACGTTGGGGACCTTCAGCCGGTCCCAGGAGGCCTTGCCGGGGATGCCGTCAGCCGCCTTGCCCGTGTAGCCGAGCTTCCGCTGCCACGCGGCGTACGAGTTCCGGTCCGCCTGAGACCAGGCCGGGCCCGGGCCGACCGTGTACCGGCCGCAGCCCTCGGCCACCAGGCGCCTGCCCATCGCCGTGACGATCGGGCTGTTGCGGCCGGCCGCGAAGAAGGACGCCCCGGGGAACGGCTCGTACGTCGGCTTGGCCGGCGGCTTCTTGGCCGGGGGCTTCGGCTGCGGCTCCTCGGGCTCGGCCGGTACCGGGTCGACGTCCAGCCGCTTGCCGATCCGGGTGCGCATCGAGCTCATGGTGAAGCCGCGCGGGTCGACCTTGCCCGGCTGCCACTCCAGGTGCCCGATCACCGACCGCTCGCCCCAGCCGTGCGCACGGCAGACGGCGGCGGCGGCCCGCTCGATCGCGAGCAGCTGGGCGGCCGGCCACGGGTCCTTCCCGTCGCCGAGGTTGACGCACTCGAAGCCGTAGAAGTACCGGTTGCCGTCGGTATTGGTCTCGTTGTCCGGCGGCAGGGCCTTCTCCGCGATGACGGCACGCAGGACGTCGTCGTCGCCGAGCCCGGCGTGGTTGGCGCGCCCGTTCCCCACGAGGTGGACGGTGCCGTCCTTGGCGATGACCCCGTGGCAGAGGGGGCCGGGGAGGGCGGAGTGGCCGTTGTAGCAGAGCTCGACGCTGTTGGCGGTGCCGGACGTGACGGTGTGGTGGATCATCACGCCGCGCATCGGGCCCCAGGGCCCCTTGTGATTCCGGTTGTTCGTACGCCAACTGCGGTGCTCGATGACGGTAAGGCCTTCGTCGCGAAGCGCCTTGAGCAGCTTGTCGGCGGAGAGCGGTGTGGCCATGCTGGGCCTCCAGACGTGCGAGAGCCCCCAGCGCCGTGTCAGGCTCGGGGGCTCGGGTCGGGTTCGGTTACAGCGGTGGTGTGGACAGGCCGCGCCACCAGGGGCGGGCCGCGAGATTGTCCGTCGAGCCGTTCGACAGACCGTGGTTGCCGCCGCGGTGCTCGGTGTCCGCGATCGGGCCCGTCGTCCACCCGGTGCTGTCCGTACGTCGCAGTTCGACGGTGGACGGTGTCACGAGGATCTCGAAGTGCATCGCGGTGTCGGCGACGGGCGCGGCCGTGTTGATGATGGCGCTGATCCGCGTCCCGGTGGCCTGGCCGCCGGTGTGCCGGTAGAGCTCCATGGCCCCGGACCCGCGCATCACGACGTGGTAACCGCCGCTGGCGTTGGCCGTGGAGAAGCGGTACGCGTCGTCGGAGACCTTGCCGAAGTAGTAGCCGCCGTGAGTGTTCGCCGCCGGGAGCACCTTGTACTTCATGTCGAAGGCGATCTTGTAGCTGCCCTGCAGCGGCGCGTACGCCCCCAGCCCGTACGACTGCTGCGGCAACACCGGCAGGCTCACCCATCCGGCGTCCGCGCCCTCCCCGAACTGCAGCGCGTACGCGGGGTCGTAGTCGATCGGCGGCAGCCCGCCGGGCTCCTTGATGCCGAGCGCCCACCGGTCGACGGTGCGCACCGGCTGGTTGGTCGAGCAGTACCGGGGATCACTCGACATGATCCCGACGATGCCGAGCCCGATCATCCGCGCCACCTGCGAACGCCGGTAGATCGGCCAGGCGTAGACCGGTCTGTCCCGGGCGACGACCTGCAGGATCCGAGCGTCGGTGAACGTCGTCGCGACCCCCCACGCGTCGACATACTGGGCCTTCGCGTCCATCGCTGCATCGGACGTGTCCGGGTCGAGGTACACCCACGTCGGGAACGGGTTCGGCCGGTTCTTCGCCCACGGCAGCGACAGCGTCCCGACGTGGCACTTCCAGACCACGCTCCGGTAGGCGTGCGGATAGAACCGGTCCAGGAGCTGCTGGACGGGCACCACGCTGTCGTTGGTTTTGGCCTCCAGCAGGATCGGGACCTTGCCGAGGAACTCGTCCAGGACCACACGGAGCGGGACGAGCGGCTGCTCCTCCCACCCGCGCCCGAGCAGCGGCCGTGCGTTCGTACGGACCTGCTGGGCGACCTCCTCCGTGGTGTAGGTATTCAGCGCGCCCGTACGGTTCGTGGTGCGATCGAGCGTGGGATCGTGCAGGCACCACGGCTGCCCGTTGGCGTCGCAGACCACGGACACCTCAAGCGCGAACCCTTGCGCGGCGGCGGCCCGATACCCGATCAGAGTGTGCTCGGGCCGGAGCTGCCCGCCGCCGCGGTGTGCGAAGAACCTCGGAGAGGCCGGTGAGGCCCCGGCCATGTAGCTGTTCCAGGTGACCAGCGCGGACGGCAGGTAGAGCCCGGCGGCCGACGAGGCAGCGGCCTGCACCGCGGCGTTGTGCGCATCTGCCGAGGCCCCGGCCGGCTCGTACGCCTCGTCGGCGCGCTCCTGCTCGGCGGCGATCGCCGTGTCGGTGTACGCCTGCGCGTCGGCCTCGGATCCGTCCTTGCCGTCGTCCCCGCGGTCGCCCTTCTCGCCCCGCAGCCCCTGGGGGCCGGGGACCCGCAGGTACGGGCCGCCGCCGACCGGCACCGGGGCCAGCTCCCGCAGGTCCACACTGTCGCGGTCCGCAGGGAGCTCGATCTCGTACACATTCCGCGGTGCGCCCTGCAGCTCCTCGTCGACCTCCAGCGTCCAGCCCTCGGGCAGCAGGTCCGGGCCCGGCCTCGCAAGGACGATCTCGAACCGGCCCTCCTCGTCGAGCTTCACCGTGCTGCGGGCGCCGATCAGCAGCGCCTCCTCGGTGTTGTCAACCAGCCGAGGCAGGCGGGTGGCCACCGTGATGCGGCCCCTCATCGGCGTTACCCGGTCGAGCCCAAGGAACCGGCCAGTGAACGTGGTGGTTGCCATGGCGGCCCTCCGTGGATCAGATGCGGTTGTGCCCAGGGCTGGTGGTGCCACCAGCCCAGTCCAGTACGGCGCCGGTCCCGGTGACGACCAGAGCGACGGCGGCCGCCCACGCGTTGGCGGAGAGGTCGTTGCCCGCAATGACGGCGCCGGTCGCGCTGGTGTGCGCGGTGATGCCGTTGACCGTGGTCACCGTGCCCCCGGCCTTGCGGACTTTGTTGCCGATGACGGTGCACCGAACGGCGTTGGTCGACAGTCGGATCCCTGCGGAGGCCGCGCCCGCGATGTTGTTGTTGCTGATCAGGGAGTCGCCGCCGCCGCCGACGGTCACGCCGTGATTGGCAGCCGTTCCGACGACCGTGTTCCCGGTGACGGTCGCGCCCGGCGAGTCGGTGATGTTGATCCCGTTCGACCCGGACGCGGTGATCGTGTTCCCGGAGACCAGGGCATCGCTGGTCTGGTTGACGTAGAGGCTGGTCGAGCCCATGGCGTCGATCGAGTTGCCGACGACGCCCGGGGCCCGGCAGTGCTCGACCTGGACCCCGTTCGCGCCGCCCGTGGCCCGCCCGTTGATCGTGTTCCCGGTGATCCGCACCCCGGAGTGCCGGGCAGTCGCGAACCCAAGGACCCTGATCCCGCTCTCGCCGCCGGGCCCGTCCACGATGTTGTTCGCGATGACAACCTGGTCGGGCGTGAGCGCGTACCCGACCGTCGCCGGGTCGGGAACGGTCAGCGTGATTCCGGCCTTGCCGGTGGACCGGATGATGTTGTCGGCGATCACCGCGCGGCGCCACCCGTACCCGCGGATCCCCTCGGACAGCGTGCCCTCCACGGTGCACCCGCGGACGGTGATGTTGTCGTAGTAGACGCCCGCTCGGATCGTGTGAGAGCCGACGAACCGACCGAACGGCCCAAGCGTGGCCGACGGCCCGGTGATGCAGCCGATGACCTCGATGTTCTTCGAGGGCGTCTCGTCGAACAGGCCGACCGCCGTACTGCCGCTGACCGCGATGTCGATCTGCAACGCCTCGGAGAACTGGCGGGTGCCGCCGCTGCTCAGGTCGGCGAAGCCGAGGAACCGGCAGTTGATCGCGCGGCCGCCGTCGATCGCGTTGAACTCCAGCGCGTGCGCCTGGCTGGTGTTGAGGACGGTCACGTCCTGCACCAGGATGTTCCGGGCGTGGTTGAACGAGATCACATCGTGCAAGCCGCTGGTCTGGCCCGGGCCGGTGCCCGCGTTGCCGTCCCATGTGCCGCCGAGGACCGCGATGTTGGAGCGGCCCTCGTACCCCGCCCAGCTCTCGCTGGTGTTGGCGTAGTTGTGGAGGAGCCCGCCGCCGCCGGTCGCCTTGATCGTGGCCCCGTAGGCTCGGATCGTGGTGTTGTCGTAGGCGCACAGGGCCCCGGCGCAGGCGTAGCTCCCAGGCGGGATGAGGACGGTCCCTCCGCCCGCATCCCGAGCCGCGTCCAGGGCCCCCTGGAGGGCGGAGAAGTCGTCGGTCACACCGTCCGCCACGGCACCGTCCACGACGTACCAGCCCGGCATGCGGGCGTTGGTGAGGGCCTCGTCAGCCGTAGCCTGCGCGACGGCGGCCGCAGCTGCAGCGGCCCCGGCCGTCGCGACCGCTCCGGCGGCCGCCGTCTGCGCAGCGCCAGCCGTCGCGGTGGCTGCGGCAGAGGCGTCCAGAGCGGTGGGGCCGAGCTCCCGGGCCGCCTCGTACCAGGTGACCTGATTCCCGCCGGCGTCGAGGTACTGGTACGCGATCTCCCGGACGTCCTCGATCCGGAACCGGCGGATCGCACCCGGCTGCGCGTGCCCGGCGGCGTTCGATCGGAGCTGACCGATCGGGGTGATCCCGTCCGCCTCGAACAGGGCAGTGACGGGTTCGCCGCTGTTGCCGCGGCGGATGTTGACGGGGTAGTCCGGGACGACGTCCCCAGCGGCGTTGGTAAGGACAGCGGAGGGGTTCCCGCCGAAGGTGTACAGCACGCGCCCCCCTCAGTTCTTCCAGTAGGAACCGGAGATGTCGACCCAGGCCGCACCGAGCCCGCCGGCCTGCGTACCGTCCTGGCTGAACCACAGCAGAGCGCCGCTGGAACCGAGCGACGACGACGAGCTGTTGCCGAGCACCTCCATACGGCCGACGCCGGTCATCGGGTCCCCGGCGAGCGAGGCGCCGCCGGACCAGTTGCCAGGCTGCGCGGGGCGGCAGTCGGCCGGCACGTCAGCGATCTTGACCCCGTTCAGAGCGAACGTGGACCCGTCGTTCTTGATGATCCGGCCCCGCAGGTGGACCTGCTGGCCGACCAGCAGTACCTGCGGGGTCGGGTCTCCGGCGGCGTACCCGCCGGCGAGGGAGATCGGGCGCCAGGCAGGCAGCGGCTCATGGATCGTGGCCCACACGTTGTCCACGGCGGACGTCTTGATCCACAGAGAGCCGTCCTCCGCGCTGACCAGGGTGTGCAGTGGGGCCTCGGCGTACGTCTCGTTCCGCTCCGCCAGGTCGGCGACGTGCTGCACGAGGTGCGGGTCGATCGCTGCGGCGAGAGCCGCGAGGGCTCCGGGCCAGGTGGGGGCATCGCCGCCGCCAGGGACGGGCAGGTCGGCGTTTCCGATGGTCGCCATGGGACTCCTAGGCCGAGAACGTGATCGTGATGGTGCCGCCGGTGACGGCCATGTAGTCGCTGCGACCGGCGGCGTAGATCGCCAGGCCGCGGGCGCTGCCGGAGGCGAGCGCGGACCGCCAGGACGCGGGCAGGGTTGCGGTACCTCGTCCGCCGGCGGAAAGGCTGAGCAGCTCCTCCGGGCCCGCGCCGAGGTCCAGCTGCCCGGACGGCGGGGCGGTGTAGTCGTGCAGGTACAGGTGCAAGGGACGCTTGGCGTTGACGCCGGATCCCGTACGGCGGGTGAAGGCGACCTTCATCGTGGCGACGTTCTTCCCGGCGCACGCGGCGGCGATGGCACTCCCGTAGAACCAGGCGCCCCGTCGGTTGCCGCCGCCGGTCCAGTCGCCCTGGATCGGCACGGACGCGTAGTCATCGCGGCGCCCGCCCCGCCAACTGTCCGCCGCTGTTGCTTGGATCGTCACCGGGGACGGCCGCCTCGGTGGCTTCGGGGGTGGCGGCGGATCGGTATACGGAACACCGAGCTGTACGTAGAGCTCGACTTTCCCGTCCGCGTTCTTGCGGGCGTACACGGTCGTGCCTGCCTGCCATCCGGCGCCGGGCGGGCTGACCTCGCCCCAGGTGACCGCGCGCACCACCTGGAGCTCGTTGGCCACCTCGTCGGCGATCTCCCGGATGTCGTCTGCGGTCGTCACACCCGGGTCCGGGCCCAGCCGCCACAGCACGACCGGCACGGCCCCGGGGCGCACCGCGACCCAGTCGCCAGCCGCCCGGCCCCGGTAGGAGTCGGGGCACGCCACGTCGAGGAACAGCGTCCCCTGGCAGACCAGGTTGACGCCGTTCTGGGTGACGTCGATGACCTGAGCCGAGACCGTCTGAACGCCGGGCGGGGTGGCGGCGAGCGCCCGGCCGAGCTCCTCCGCAGCGCTCACGTCAGCCTCCTCGCCGTCGTACGGGTGGTGCAGGACATGGACGCCGCGCCGAGCGTGTAGCTGAGCTGGTCGACCAGATGCCGCTCCCACACACCGGGCAGGGTCTCGACCTCGATCACGTCGCCCGGCTCCAGCGCCGGATTGCACGCCGCGGCGACGGTCAGGGAGTTCTGCACGCCGAGGCTGTCGGCGAGCCGGGCGTGCGCCACCTCGTACGCCTGGGCGGGGTCGGTGATCAGGGCGGAGGTGTAGCGGGCAGAGCGCACCCGCACCCACGTGAGCCCGTCGCGCTGCGGGGCCCCCGGGTCGGTCACCGGGTCGGGGCCGGCGTAGGTGAGGCTGCCGGGGTCGTCGTCCCACGCGTGGATCGGGCCGACCGCGGCCGCCCCGTCGCCGGCATCCCCCGACACCGACCACAGGTTCACCAGGCCCTCGGCGGTCTGCTCGGGCTGCGGCTCGACCAGGGCCCCGCCCGTACCGCGCCCGATCCGCCAGACCACCGGGTCGGCAAGGGTGGGCACAGGCCCGAACGTTGCGACGCCGCGCGCGGAGACGTACAGCTCGGCGGCCAGGGCGGCGGCGATGCCGGTCTCCGCGCCGGAGGTGTCGGTGCCGCCGGCCAGGACCGCCCACCGGTCTTCGTCCGCGACGAACACGGGGATCGGCGTGTCCGGGGCGACGCCGGGGCGCCACGTCACCGGCACACCGGGCAGCGCCTCGCCGAGGAGCGTCTCGGCCAAGGCGCGCGCGGTGTCCGGGCCCAGTGCCCTCGGCACCGGGAACTTCGCGGCGGCGATCTCGTCCTCCAGGCCGTCCAACTCGACCTGGATCCCGCCGGGGGCGGTCTTGGGCCGGTTGACGGTGTACCGGCCGGCGGGAACCCACACCGTGTCCGTACGAGCCGCGGTGATGCCCTGCCACAGGCGGACGTTGGTGCTGATGGGGTTGATGCCGTGGCGACCGAGCGGGACATCGGTCAGGGTCGCGGACGCGGTGTAGCGGACAGTCTGCGTACGGGACGCCTGGACCTGCGCCGACCCGGCGACGACCCCGCAAGGGGCCCAGGACCGGCCGCCGTCGTTCGTCCACTCGGCCCGGTAGGGGCGGCCGCACGCCCCGGTCAGCGCGTCCAGCGCCGCCGCGGGGATGGGCAGCATCAGGTGACTCCGTCCGTGCTCAGCGACGCCCAGGAGGAGTACGAGCCCACGACCGCGTCCGACGTTGCGAACCGCACAGGCAAGTGGTCGTAGGACCAGCCGGGCATCCGCATCGGCTGCCCGGCCGTGGCCGGCCGTCCGACCTGGGTGAGAGCGGCCTGGTAGCTGCGGGCCTCCGTCGGGATGGTGTCGATCGCCTGCTGCACACCAGACAGGAGAACGTACTGGTCGGGCCGGTGGTAGTCGGGTCGGGTCTGGATCAGCCGCACCCCTGGGGTGGTGAGCAGCTGCACCAGCGCCTCGATCTGGTCGCCCTCGGCGTCGATCGTGATGGTCGAGGCGGCAGCCGTGTAGACGTCCTGGGATGCGGTCGGGTACGGGCTGCCCTGCACGGCGGCAGAGTCGAGACGCGCCTCCCAACTGAGCTCCGGCCAGGAGGTGACCGTCGCCCGCACCGACAGGCCCGGATCGTCCACGCTCTTGATCCACACGTCGCCGGGTCCGGGCGGCGGTGCGGGCACGGTCACGGCGAGCGCCGACGTCGGCCCCGTCGTCCCGTCCACGTAGACAGGGGTGGCCGTGTAGATGACGGCGACCCCGAGCGGCGCCTCATGGTCGTACGCGGCGCCGACACCGCCGATCGCCCACGCCGGGTCCGCCGACCGCACCGGAACCGGCGCCCGGGCGCCCGGGTCCTGGCGCACAACCCGCACATGCCGGACGGCGGCCGCGCCGGGCAGGGCGGTAACCCGGACCGACGGGGAGGCGTGCGCGGCCCCCTCCCACGCACACCCCGGCTGAGCCCCGTCTACATAGTCGCTCGGGCTGCCGGTGCCGGTCTCGATCATCACCGCGTCCGAGTACCAGACCGTTCCTGACGGCGCGGTGTAGGCCACCGCGATCCGGTCCACGGTCTTCCCGGCGGGCACGGTGTACGTGGCCGTCATGCGCACCCACTGGCCCGTCACGGACGGGGTGCCCGCCGTCGCGGTGCCGTGCGTCGTCGTCGCGTCCCGGAAGCTGAAGAACACGGTGGTGCCGGTGCCGGGGACCTTGACCCAGGCCGAGACCCGGATCGGGGTCCCGGCCGGGATCGCCACACACAGGTACTGCAGCCCGGATGTCCCGCTGGTGGCCGTGTGCTTCACGCATGCGGCGCCGTACCGGGAGTCCGTCGTGATGCGCTCCCGGGTGGACCCGGCGTACACCGCCGTGTTGGACAGGTCCACCTCCACGGACGGGTTGAGCGTCAGGTTCCGGGCGCTGGGCGGGGTGTCCGCGTTGTAGGCGAGGACCACCCCCGCCCACAGCTCGTCTACCACGGCGGCGAGATACCCGTCCGGGGACGTGACCCGGGCGGGCGGCTCAACGAGCGGCGCGTCCGGGTCGACGATCATCGGCACGCTGGTGCTCCCTTCATCGGGTGGTGCGCGCCGCCGTACGGCGCACAGTGGTCAGTGCCGCATCGACCCGGCCGTCGGCGACCTCCTCAAGGAAGGCCTCGAACTCGCGGTCGCGAATGGCGATCCGGATCCGCTGCCCACCGGCGGGCGCTAGGCCGACCGACTCGGCGGTGGCCCTTGCCCGAGGCGCGGACGCGAGCGGAGCGGATGCCGATGCGGCTGCGTACTGCGCGGCCATGGCGGCCGGGACAGCAGCGGTCCCCAGGGCTGCCGCCGCCTTCTTGACGGTGCGCAGCCGGTCGAGGGCCCCGAGCGCGACCCCGTCGCCGGCGTCGTGCCCGACCTCCCGCATCGCCTCGGACGGGCTCTTCGAGCGCAGGGAGTTCCGGATCGCGTCGACCATGCCCCGGCCGAGCCGGTTCATCTGGTCCTGCAGGGCCTTCTCCTGGCCGATGAGCCCGGCGAGAAATCCCCTCGCGGAGTCCTTCCCGACGTCGAACATCGCGTCGGCCATGGTCCGGCCGTACGCCGTCGTGAGGACGTTGCCCTGCTTGGCCAGCGCGTTGAGTTCCTTGATCTGCCCCTTCGACGCACCCGCCACTACTCCGGCGAGCTGACTGTCGGGGCCCATCGCGATGATCTGGCTGATCAGCTCCTGCGACAGCCCGCGCTTCGACAGGGACGCGATCTGGGCATCGCGGGTCTTGACCGTCTGCTGGCGGCCCTTGATGCCCTCGATCAGCCCATGGACACTCGTCACCTCCGAAAAGTTTCCGAGCCCGAGGAAGTCGGACGCCACCTTCTTTTGGTCGGTGGCGAACGCCTTCGCCTCGGCGATCCGAGCCGACCAGACGTCCCGCTGCTTGGCCAGCGCCTGGAGCCTGCGCGCGGCGCTGCCGCCAGCCATAGCCAGGGCCCGGCCGCCCAGGCCTGCAGCCCTGATGTCTTTCACCAGGGCCACGAATGCCTTGCTGATGCCAGCCGCGCTACCGGTCAGCGACCTCGTGAACGCGGCCAGGTCGCCGGGGATCTCCCGGCCCGCGCGCCTGCGCGCCAGCTCCTGATCGCGCCTACGCTTCGAGGCGGCTGCAGAGGCAGCGGAGGACGTGCCCTTCGCGAACCCGCGCAGCCCGCCGCCGAGCCCGGCCGCGATCCGCATCGAGTCGGCGTTGGAGTACACCACCTCCCCGCCCGAGAAACGGATCAGCTCGGGCCCGTTCTCGCCGACCCACGCCACCTCGCCCGGGCGGGGGCTGCCGCCGTCGGCGAACCCGCGCAGCCCGTACCGGTGCGTGAACATCGGGTCCATGTAGGAGCGGGCGCGGCTGCCGACGACCACGCCGTCGCCGCCGCGGCTCTCGACGTTGACCCCGTTCAGGGTGCCCGCCGTGTGGCCCACGCCCGAGTTGGTGATGCCGATCATGAATGGGCTGCGCGCACCAAGCACCCAGCCGGGCGGCGCCGTTGACCCGCTGAACGCCCCGGTCGCCCAACGGCGGTGAGGCTTCTGTCCACGGATCACGGACTCGACTGCGGACAGGATGCCGCTGCAGTCCCAGCTGGGGTTGCCGTTGCCGCCCCACTGGTACGGCAGACCATGCTGCGTCCGCGCCCACCGGAGCGCGCCCGCGAAGGAGCGCCCACCGAACCCGGCCGCCTCCAGCTTGCTGTCGGCCTTGCCGGAGTACCCGACGATCGCACTGATCATCTTCGTCGGGATCCGGGTCACCATGTCCCGGTACAGGGACGCGCTGCCGCTGATCTTGTTGATCAGGGGCTTCACGACCGCGTTGAGCCCGGCCACGGCCGACGCCTTGACGCCGTCCTTCAGCCACGACACCCCGGACTTCGCCAGGTCGACGCCCTTCGAGGCAGCACCCTTCACCCACCCGAACAGGCCACCGCCCGTCGCGAACCCCGGCGTGCCAGCCGAGCCGCCGCCCGCCGCCGCCCACCGCCGCATCGCTGCGACGGCACCGTGGCCACCCGCGCCACGCACCTCCTTCGCCGTCCATACGTGTTCGTTCTTCGACAGCCAGGCGGGCACGTCGTCGGACGTCTCAGTGCCTGCGCCGAACACGGGGCCGCCGACCGCGAACGCCTGCGCCGGGCTGAGCTTCGGCGCCCCGAACGCGCTCGCAACCTTGTTCCAAACAGGGACAATTCCGGCGTTGTACACCGTGTTCACGATGAACCGAATCGGCGTCCGCGACTTCTCCTGGATCGACTTGAACGCGTCACCGACGACGTCCGCGCCCGACGTGAACGCCTTCCCGAGCGCCTTCGCAATGCTGATCGCCCGGTCGACGTGCGGCTTGATCCCCGTCGTGTACAGCCAGGCAGCACCCTTGCCGATGCCCTGGAAAGCAGGCAGGATCGCCTGCTTCCACAGCCACGTCCCCGCCGAGCCGAGCGCACGGATCCCGGTGGTGACGTACCCAAACTGCGTCTTCACCCCGGACCACAGAGACTTCGCGCCGCCGACAATCCACCCGATCACCGGGGAGAACGCGTTGCGCCACAGCCAGACCGCGACTGCCCCGACCGCACGGATCCCGACCATGAGCAGGGCGAACTGGATCTTCACGATGGACCACAGCCAGCGGGCGCCCCCGGCGATCCACCGGAACGCGGGGCCAATCGCAACCTTCCACAGCCACGTTGCTGTCCAGGCCAGCAGCTTGAATAGGGCGATGATCGGCAGGATCACCACGATCGTGAAGATCGTCGCGAGGATCCGGCCGCCGGTGCTCATCGCCGAGAACGTCGGCTTCAGCACGCTGTTCCACAGCCATACCGCAGCCGTACCGGTAGCGCGGAGCCCCGTCATGAACCCGGCGAACATCGGCTTCAGCGCGTTGTTCCACATCCACAGGGCACCGGCCTGGATCCCGGCCCACGTCGCCTGCACGATGCCGCGGAACGTCTCGCTGCGCCTGTAGGCGATGACGAGCGCAACACCGAGCGCCACGATCGCCGTGACCACGAGGATGATCGGGTTGCCGTTCATGACCGCGGTCAGGAACGCCTGCGCCGCCGCGAACCCCTGCGTGACCGCAGTCCCGGCGAGGATCACCGCCCGGTACACGGACATCACCCCGGTGACGAGGCCGATCGCGATGGCCTGCGTCGTCATCGCGAGGGTGACCCCGCCGATGATGATGCCGAGCGGGAGCAGCCAGATCCCCCACTGCCGGAACCAGTTGACCGTGCCGATGATCCCCGTGCGCACCCCGCGCAGCGCCGGCAGGAACGATGCGGCGAGGACCCCGCCCACCGTACGGATCGGAGGCAGCACCTCGCGGTTGAGGACGCCGCCCCACCGGCCGAGGATCGGGAGCACCTGCCCGCCGATGAAGTCGACGAGGCCCTGCTTCAGGGCGCGGGTGAAGAGGGTGATCTCGTGGGACGGCCCGCTGCGCAGGGTCTTGCCGAGCTTGGCGGCCGCGCCGTCGACCGAGTCGAACGCACCGCGTGCCTTGCCGGGGTCTAGTTTGAAGAGGCTCGTCCCGAGCTCCTCGGCCTGCGTTCCGAAGAGGCCGACGGCGGCGGCCTCGCGCTTGACCGGGTCGTCGATTTCGCGGAGCTTGTCGAGGACGGTCTGCAGGCCGGCCGTTGCCCCCTTGCCACCCTTGGCGATCTGGAGCGACATCTGCTCGGCGTTGAGGCCGATCGACTTGTATGCGTCCTGCGACCCTTCGGACATGTCGACCGCGCGGATCGAGAATTCTTTCATCGCGTCGGCGATGATGTCCGTGTCGCGCGCGCCGCCCTGGATGCCCTGCTGGAAAAGACCCATTGCGGTTTTCGCGTCCAGGCCCAGCTTCTTCAGCTGGACCGGGTACTCCTGGAAGGTCTCCAGCAAGTCCTCTGCGTTCGGGCCGAGCTTCTGGAACCCGACCGTGATCAGGTCCAGGGCGCTGGTGGCGTCCGGGGCGAGCTTGTTCTTCAGCAGCGCGGCCACGGCCTGCCCCTGCAGGTTCATGTCCGTCCCGAAGACCCTCGCCACGTCGACCATGCGGGTGCCGATCGCGTCGAGTTGCTTCAGCGTCGCGTCCGGCTTCACCAGCCCGCCGCGCACCACCTCGCGGATCGCCTCCGCGCCCTCCTCGAACGTCTCCGTGACGCCATTCGCGAAGAGCTTCCCGACCGCCTCGCCCTGCCGCTGCGCCGTCGCGCCCGACGAACCGAGCTGCGCCTTCAGGACCTTCGTGGTGTGGCCCTGCTCCAGCGCCTGGTTGAACGCGTCGGAGAACTGCGCGCCGAGCTGCTCAGCCACCGCCGCAACACCGATCGCCGCGAGGGCGCCCTTGAACGTGTCGGCGAACCCGCCGCCCGCCGCGTCCCCGGCAGCGTCCCCCGCGTCGCCGGCGGGGGCGACGAGCTGACGGCGCAGCTCGTTCCCGATGCCACGAACCGAGGGGATGATCTGCAGTGTCGCGTAGCCCACGTTCGCCACAGGGCACCCCCTCGGGTCTCGCTATCCAGTTGTCAGGCGATCTCACCCCGCGCGATCGCCGTCCGCCGCTCGGCCGCCCTACGCTTCGCCGCGTTGCGCCGTGCGATCCGTTCGGGGCTGTTCTTGTCGGCCTGCTTCGACTTCGTGCCCGGGCGAGGTACCGGCGCCGGCCGCTTCGACTGCTTCGATTCCTTGACGCCCTCGTTGGAGCGCTGCCAGTTCGCGACCCGCAGCTCGTCGATCGTCAGCGCCTGCAAGTGCTCCGCCAGCCCCCACAGCCCGTCCTTATCACCGGCCGCGAGCCGCGTCCGGGCGCCGGGCGGCAGCTGCCGCAGGTACACGCCGAGCTCCCGCCACGTCAGCAGGCGTCGCCCCGCCGCATCCCGCGCGAACAGGTCTCCGAGACGGATCCCGTAGTGCTCGCGCAGGTCGGCCTCTACTGCCTCGCCGTGCTCCCTCAGGAGCCGGACGAGGCCTCCAATTCCCCCGCGCTCGTCCCGCAGTGCTTGCGGTACGCAGCGAAGAGCGACTTCATCTTGTACTGCGGAAGCGGGGTCTTACGGAACTCCTCCCACTCGTCGCCCATGGCAGCGCGGAAGATCCCGATCGTCGCGGAGGCGTCGCCGTTGTCGGCGGCCGCCATGAGCGGCCAGACGTCGAGTCCCTCCAGGTGCTGCATGGTGAAGCGCCGGTTCGGTTCCTTCTTGCTGGCCCACAGGAAAACAAACGGCTTGAGGTCGGTCTCGGACTCGACGGCGTTGAGGTTGAAGTCGAACACCTCGTCGTCCGCACGGTTGGTCGCGGTTCGAGTGGTCATGAGTTCTGCTCGCTCTCGGGCTTGATGATCTGCACGGACTGGGTCGGGATGGTGAGGCGGACCAGGCCGGAGCCGGACGGGTCGAGAGTGACCTCGATCGTCTCGGCCTGGATCACCCACGGGAACGGGCGGCCGTCGACCTCGACGCCGCCGCCGGGCTGCACGACGATGCTCTGCGCCACCGGCACACCAGCCGATGTCATGCGCGGCATCTGCTCCTGCAGCAGCGCGGCCACGATCCGGCTGCGCTCCTTCGGAGGAACGGGCTGGCCCTCCTCGATGACGCCGAGCTGCACCGCCTTGCGGGCAATGTCGGCGTCGGTCACGATCAGTCGCATCGCGGTTCCCTTCGCGCGGTTCGGATGAGGGTGGTGCACCGGGGCCCGGCCGAACCGCGACGAAAGTCCGGGCCCCGGCGGCTCATGCGGTGACCGTGACCGCGACGGTGTCGGTCTCGCCGAGGTAGGACGCGGTGACGGTCGCGGACCCGGCGGCGATACCGGTGATGAACCCGGCGGTGACGGTGGCCTTCGTCGGGTCCGAGCTCGACCACGAGCAGTTCGCCGTGACGTCTGCGGTCGTCTCGTCGGAGTACGTGGCAGTTGCCACGACCGCACCGATCTCCGTCGCGGCGACGGACAGCGTCGCCGGGGTGACCTCGATCGACTCCAGGAGCGGGGTCGCCTGCCGGTCGAACAGCTCCTTCTGAGCGTTCGGGTAGATCGTCGCGACGATCGTTGCCGATTCGAGGTCGGTCTCGTTCTCCCCGTGGTCGCCGTCGAGGGAGCACTCGGCGTACAGACTCGTGACGAGCCGGCGCACCTTGTCGCCCTCGCGGGTCTCGAACGCGACCAGCACCTTTTCCGGGACGGGAACCTTGATCTTCGTCTCGGTCGAGCCGGGCCAGACGAGGCGGCGGACCGTCGCGTTGTCCTCCAGCGCGGTGAACGACTTCGTCAGCTTGAAGTGGTTCCTGCTCGTCTTGACGAGGATGCCGCCCCACGCGAACTTGTCGTCCGTGTCCTCCTCCCGGTTCTCGGGAAATCCCTCGTCGCCGTCGAGGAGACCGACCAGGTCCCACTGCGGACCGAACGGGGTGTTCGCGTCCGCGGGCATCGGGGCGGACAGATCGAAGGACACGTACACGTCCGCGTCCGTCCAGAGATTGGCCTTCGTGGGGTCGCCAGCCATGACGCCCTCCTTCGGTGTCGTAGATCAGAAAAGGGGTGCGCCGCGGTTCGCCCGTGCGCCTGCGTCAGAGCAGGACGGGCCTGATGTTGGCCAGCACCGTGAACGTGCTGAGATCGATCCCGGTCTTCGGGTCGCGGGTCGGGAGCGGGCCTGTGCCGGGGCGCACGCCACGGATCACCGGCCCGGAGTGCACGAGCCACAGGCCTTGGCAGAGCATTGCGAGGTCGTGCGCCTCGTCGGCTCCCTTGTGCCAGACCGTGCACCGAAGCGTCACCCGCGTGTTCGCCATCGACGGGTGCGGCAGGTCGGTGTCCTTGCGGACCAGAACGTACGGCAGGCTCGGCGTCTCCGGCGACCGCTCGCCCGGCACGCTCGTGCCGACCGTGACGCCGGCGACGTACGCCTCGGACCTACCGGCGAGCGTGTCCCGCAGCACCGCTGCGCCCGCCGCCTGCGCATCCCCGAACCCTGAGAGCGTCTTCACCCGGACCGCCAGTCCTTGACCTCGATCCCGGCCTCACCAGCCGCCCGGGTCAGGACCCCGTCCCGGGCCTGCCACGCCATGCCCCGCACGTCCGCGATCGTCACGGACGCCGCGCCGCGGTCGGTGGTGTATGGCTTCACCCGCACCGGAGTACCCGGGGGCAGGCGCGCACGCACGCGCGCCTGGACGTCCACGGCGACGCCGTCGACCAGCGTGCGGACCTCGGCGCCGCCGAGGAACTCCCGGATGCCGCGGGTGTCCAGCTCCAGCCGTTCCAGCATGGCCAGACCTCCTATCCGGTGACGCGCACGACGTTGAACTCGACATGGTCGAGACCGCCCTCGACCGGGTCCGGCCACCGGCCGATCTCGCCCTCGACCTCCAGCAGCAGCCCGTCCCACTCGATGCGGTCCTGCGCGGTGACGTCGAGGTCGACCCCGTGGTCGGCCTGGACCCGCCACCCGGTGACAACTGGGCTGCGGTCCTCTTCGGTGGTCTCGGTCTGGACGCGGGGTTGGATGTTCAGCGGCGGCAGCTCGGCCCGATTGACGGCGGATGGCGACCAGTCCGGGATCCCGATGTCCGGGTTGCCGCGGTCCGGCTTCCGACCGGCGCGGATCCGCACGACCCCCTCCTCGGCGAACCACATCACGCATCGCCTGCCGTACGGATCCGGTGCCGGTCGACCGCCGTCTGCCACTGGTCGGTGACGCCGATCGCCGCCTGCACCCCGTACGTCACCGACTGGCCACCGACGGCCTTCGACGCGATACCGCGCGGGATGCGCATCATCGTCGCCGCCTTGTCGAGGACCGCCTCGGCGATGTCCTCCGGGATCGTCGCCCACCCGTGGGTGTAGACGACCCGCACGCACCGCAGCCGGTCGGGCCACCGCCCGCAACCCGACCGGCGCAGCACGCCCGCGTCCGACCACTGATAGCCGCTCACATCGAGGAGGACCCCGTCGATGTGCACGCTGTGCACGTCGACCGTCGGCCACACCGGGAGGAGCAGCGACTCGCGGCCGTTCCCGTCGAGGATCACCTCGTCCTCGACGACGAGGTTCACCGGATGCCCGACCGCCCCCCGGAAGCGCCGCGAGGCGTTGCGGAGCTCTAGGAGGAGGCGCTCGTCCGCCGCCGGCTTCCCGGTCAGGATCGCGAGCTCGGCCGGGTCCGCAAGGTAGTAGTCAGTCGGCACCGCCCGGCCCGCCGTCCCCGCCGCCCTGCGGCGCCGTCTGCTGCTCGTCGCCCTGGCCCTGTTCCACCTCGGCCGGGTCCGGGGCGGTCTGTGCCGTCTTGCGCGGGGGCCGGCCGCCCTTGTTGGCCGCGGTCTGCCGTGCCTTGTTCGACGCGGCGGACTTCGGCTTCGCCGCGGTGGTCTCATCGCCGGTGAGCGCCAGGGTCTCCGGGCCATGCTCGCCCTGCAGCGCGACCGACTCGACGATGTCGTCGGGGCCGAGGCCGAGCCTCTCGGCTTCGGCGTCGTTGAGCTTGAGCACGGTTTCGACACCATGCTTGGACGTGTACCGGTACTTCTGCAGCGGTCCACTCACGGAGCTGCCCTCCTCAAAGTGATCGACAGGGGCCGTGGTCGACGGGCCCCCGCACGCGGCGTTCGCCGCACCGCATGCGGGGCACCGGTCGTCCTCGGTCCGGGAGACGAGCAGCGTCACGGCGCGATGACGCCAGCCGCACGCAGCGACGTCAACGCCTGGTTGAGCTTCGTCCGCAGCGTGTTGACGTCGGCGAGGAGCGCGTCGTACTCCGCCTTCGTCGGCGTCGCACCGGCGGCCGCCGCAGCGGTCGCGGCAGCGGCGTTCGTGACGGCCGCGGCGGGCTTGCCCTCGCGGGCCTTCCCTGCGACCGGGTCGAGATATGCCATGTCCGTGTCCTCCGATCAGGCGGCGAGGTCGACTTCGACGAAGGCGTTGGGCTGAATGACCCCGAAGGCGGCACGCATCTCCGCCAAGATCACCACGAGGTTCCGCACGAAGAAGTCCATGTGCGAGTCCGTCATCTGGATCGTGGCCTGCTGACGGTCCCAGAGGATCGCCTTGCGCCAGTCACCGACGTACGCCGTCCCGGCCGGGACCGCCTCGGTCTCGATGACCGGCATCCCCCACAGGGTCTGCGCGGTGCCGACACCGCCGGGGCCGCCGAAGTAGTAGCGGGCCTCGTTGTCCTGCTTGAGGTCGATCTCCTCCAGGTCCAGCGGGTTGAGGAGAACGCCGTTGGCCATGGACCGGCCGACGAGGCGAACCTTCGTCTTGGCCTTGCGGACGGTGGTGAAGATGTCCGTGTCGAAGGCCTGAGCCTGCACCCCGGAGACGTTGGCGATGCCCTCGAAGTTCTCGCCCGTGCCGTCGCCGGTGACCATCTGGTCTTCGAGCTCCTCCTCCAGCCCGTACCGGAGGAACGCGTCGATGAGGGTGACGACCTGCGCGGCGTCGCTGATCGCACGCTTCGTGAGCGGCATCCAGTGCGCGAGGGTCTTCACCGTGGTGTTGATCTTCACGGCGGCGAGACCGGACTCCGGCTTGTACCCGCCGCCCGCGTTGTTGACCAGCGCGCCCGCACCGCCCGGCGCCGTCGGGGCCGCCGCCGAGGTGGCCTCGGCCACCGGCGCCGCGTTGTTCGTGACGCTGGTCATCCGGACGTACTCGATGCTGTCCGACGTGGTCGTGCCCGGCGTCACCAGGTCCCGCAGCCGCAGCGGCCGCTTGAACGCGTCGAGGCCGACCTGCAGGCCGAGCTGGTCCGGCATCACGAACGCGCCCGCGCTCGTGTCCGAGGCGCCCGTCACCAGCGACTTGAACCCCGCGAGCCCGGACTGCACGCGCTGCTTCGCACCGAACCGCCCGTCGGTCGCCTGACCCATGAGCGCCTTGTACTCGGGCGTCTCGATGAACTCCTGACCGATGGTCTTCTGCCGAGACGGGAGCTGGAACCCGGACGCCGTGCGCCGGGTCCCGTCCGCCTCGGTCTTCGCGTCGAGGGCGATGTCGTCACCGAGCTCCGCGAGCGTGCGGCGCAGCTCCTCGTTGCCCTTGAGCTTCTCGATCTCGGCCTTCGCCGCGGTCGCCTTGCCCATGTGCTCGCGGATCTCCGCCGCCTCATCGGCAGTGAAGTCGCGGTTCTCGTCCTCGCACTTCTTCGCGACGGCCCGCGCCTTCAGCGCGTGATCCTTCGCCTCGGCGATCCACTCCTGCAGCGTCTTGGCTGCCATATCCGTACCCCTATTCCGTGAGCGAGAGGTCGAGCTCCAACAGCCCGAGCTCGGTCCGCAGACGTGAAGAGGCGGCGGCGGCCTTGGCGTCGAGCTCGCCCTCGGTGGGCTGCTCGTCGCGGAGGTCCGTCGTGGTCTCGTCGTTCGCACTGCTGCTGTTGTCGTTGTTCACCGCGGAGCTCTTCGCGAGCTCAGCGGCCACGAGCCGGGCGATACGCGCCTCCAGCTCGTCGGCCCCGGTGGCGTCCTTGGCGGGCGGGGTCTCCGGCTTGGCGGACGGCTCATTGCCGTCGGCCGCCGGACCCGGCCGGCCGGACTCCGTTCGGGCCTTGCTGTCCTCGGGCGTCGCCGCCGCGAGCACCTCACCGATCGACGCGTGCGCCGCAGCGAGGGAGTCATAGTTGGCCTGGCTCAGCACCCGGCCGGCCTTCGCACCGCGGGCGAGGCCCTCGGCCTTCGCGGCGAGGAGCTCGGTCTCCTGGTTCGCGCCGACGAGGCACGGGCCGACCTCGTGGAGCTTGAGCTGCTGGAGCTCCCAGTAGCCGCCCCACCGGTGGTTGTCGTCTTTCACCCACGCCGACTTGAGCTCGTCGTACGCGAACGAGAACTGGGTGACTCGGCGGCCCTTTAGCAGGCGGTACACCTGCTTCGCCGTGGGGTTCTCGTCGTCGCCGGTCAGGTCGTCGATCTGCCCGGTGACCTCCAGGCCCTCTAGCGTCTCGACCGCCTTGATCACCCGGCCGACGTGGGCAAACGGGTCGCCCCACTTGTGGGCCCAGATCACCGGGATCGGGTCGCCCTTCGCCCCCCACTCGGTGAGCGTCTCCGTGAACGCGCCCGGCTTCACAACGTCCCCGACGCTGTCCTCGTTACCGAACACCGAGACGAGCGCGACGAACTGCCCCTCGGCCAAACCGTCGGCGGTGCCCGCCGCCTTCACGCGCGCGGTGAAATCCTTCGTACGCACGGCGTCATCCCTCCTTCGCATAGTCGAGGCTGCACTTGCAGTTCACGAGCTCCTCGGTCTTGCCAGCCCCGTCGCCAGGCCAGCGCAACCCGTTCCCGAACACGTCGTCGATCGGCACGGTCTCGCCGTCGAGCGCCTTGTGTGACGGGCGGGGATTCGTCCCGCCCGTCCGCCACACCTTCACCGTCAGGCCCGAGGCACCCGCCGCGTCATGCCCGCCGAAGCTGCGGGCCTCGGTCGCCGCCGTCGTAGCCCGCGCCGCCGCCAGCGACGCCCACCCGGCGCCCGCCGCCGCCAGCCCCTCGCGCCACTGCTCGCCGCCCGCCTCCTGCACCGCGGTGACCGCCTTCCGGCCAGCCTCCTCGTGCTGCTCGGCGTGCGTCTCAGCCGCGGCGAGGATCCACGCGAACATCACGTCCGCGGACCAGTCGGCGGCGTCCGGGTTCCACACGTCGAGGACGTCCCACGCCCCGAGCTGCGCCAGCCGGAACCCGTAGTCCGCGAGCATCGCCGTGAGCTGCGCGAGCCGGTCCTCGCTGCCCGCCGCCCACAACGCGAGCAGGTCCGGCATCGCCGCATCTTTCGCGCCGGCCGCCGCCCGCAGCGCGTCCGTCTTCTGCTCGGTCCACCGGACGAGGCTGGTCTCCAGCGCATCCCGCTGCCCGGCCTCGGTGCCGAGCCCGTCCGGCCGGGCCGACTTCACCCGCAGGCGTGGCCGCGCCTTCGGGGCGCCGCCCGTGTCTGGTGCCGTGTCCCTCGGGGAGGCGAGCCCGCCCTCGGTGACGTTCATCGGCACGATCAGCTCGTCGCCGCCCTCGACCGCGGGCAGGTTGTTCCTGGCCCGGATCTCGTTGCGGGTCATCCACGGGCCGCCCGTCGCGGTCGACGCCGCCGAGGCCTGCTCTTCGAACGACCCGCGCATCTTCGCCGCGATGTTGAACTCGCAGTACACGCCCTCGGAGTCCGGAAGGTCGGGCAGCACCTGGGCGACGAGCTCCTGCTCCAGCATCGCCAGCCACGGGCCCAGAGTGTCCTGGTAGAGGTGGGCGTGCTGCTCCTTGATGTTCGAGTACGTGGCGTGGTCGAGGATCCCGATCAGCGGCGGCGGAATGTAGTACGCCGCCGACACCTCCTCGCGGGTCAGCTTCCGGGCCTCGATGTACTGCGCCTGCTCCGGGTTGAACCCGACCGGCTTGTAATCCATGCCGTCTTCGAGGATCGGCGTCCCGCCCTCGGCACCACCCCCGTCGGTGAAGCCGCGCCACATCTCCCGGAACCGGCGCCGCTCACCGGGGTTCCACTCCGGCGCGTCGACCGGCCGGACGAGGACACCCGTCGTGCGGGCCCCGCCCTTCCACATTTGCGCCCGGTTCTTCGCCGACTCGTGCGCTTCGAGGAGCAGCTCGCGCAGCGCCTCGATCGGGGACTCCCCACCGACGAGATCACTTGGCGAGTAGCCGTGGATGTAGACCACCTCGTCGGGCCCGAACTCCCGGCCGCCCGCAGTCTCGAAATACTCCGGGGCGATCCAGTTCCCGCCGTGCGCGTGGATCAGCGACGGCGGCACCGGCAGGATCCGCAACGTGCCGTTGTGCTTGATCTTGATGCCGGTCCACCGGTCGTACAGCGCGATGTCCGTCACCATGCGCTCGACGAACCGGAAGTGCGTCATGCCCGGCAGCGGCGAGCCGAGGAGCTGCGCCATCGGGTGATCGTGCAGCCGCTCCCGATCCGTGTCGCTGATCCGCCGAAACGTGTGCACACCGAGCTGCGCAATGTTCCGCGCGAGGAACCCGATCACCGTCCGGACCTGCGGCTGCCGCCGCCAGATCGTCGCGTACTCCCACGGCGCCGCCGCCAACCGCGGCGCCGCCCACCCCTGCGTGACCCCAGCCCCCGTCGTCGCGAGACTGCCGGAGGAGACAACGAACGCCATCAGCCACCGCCCTTCGCCGCGAGCACCTGAATGAACTCGACCCGGGCCCGCTCGACGACGACCTCACCGTCGACCGGCTGCGGCTGCCGTCCGGCCTCCAGTAGCTCAACGTCGCGGAGCACGAGCAGCGGGCCGCGCTTCGCCCACAGCACCGCACTGAACGCTTTGTCCGCGAGGTTCACGACGACGCGCCTGCGGACCGCTGTACGCCGCCACGGGAACCAACCGAACACGACGACCTCCTGAGGGGTGGCCGCTACCGTGGCGGCATGGACTTCTGGAACGAACTGCGGTTCACCGCCGCGCAGGTCATGAACGACGCGAAGCGCACCCTGCTCTGCGAGCCGGACACGGTCGACAAAGTGCACGCACTGGTCGAAGCGATGGGCGCGGCCGGGACCTTCGAGGTCAAGGCCAGCGCCGCCTGCCCGCCGGGAAAGATCCTCGTGCTCGACGAGCAGGCGCTGACCGCAGCCCAGAACCAGGCGCTCCAGCAGATCGCCCGGGGCGCCCTCAGACGACCATGATTTCGTCCTCGTCCGCGTACCTGCTCTTCCGCCGCGGCGGCCGCGCGAGGATCTCCGACATCCCCGTCGCCAACGCGGACACACCGTCGATCTTGTCCCCGGAGTTCGCCTTGTCCGGCTTCACGTTGCCCGCCGGGTCCATCGCCACCGCGAGGTTGTCGACGCACCACCGGACCACCGGGTGCCCGCCGTGCCGCAGCGCCGGAGCCTCCGGCGTCCCCTGCAGCACCAGCCGCTGAATCGCTTTCAGCGACGGCGACATGGTGAGGAACCCCTGCCGGACCTTCACCATCGGCGCCCGCTCACTGATCAGGTCGTTCGTCAACTGCGACGCGTTCCACGGGTCATAGCCCAACGACCGAACCCGGAACAGGTCCCGGTCCCGGCGAATCTGCTCCCGAATGAAGTCGTAGTCCGCCACGTTCCCCGGCGTCGCGACGAGCCACCCCTCACGCACCCACCGCGTAGCCGCGCCCGCCGTCCGCTTGTCCAGCGCCCGAAGGTTGTCCTCCGGCGTCCAGAACCGCCACACCGCGTCGATGGTCCCCGTCTCGTCGTCGGGGAACAGCCAGCACAGAGCGCACAGGTCCGAGGTCGACGCGAGGTCGAGGCCACCCCAGCACTCCCGGCCGGCGAGCTGCTGCTCGTCGACCATGCCCGCGTTGGCGTCCCAGTCCTCCATCCGCAGGAACCGCGTCGACTGCTTCGTCCGGATCCCCAGGTGCAACCGCAGGTACTTCGACAGGTCCGCCGGCGACTGCTTCGCCTCGGCCGCCGCGCCCCGCAGGTACGCGGCGCTCGGGCTGACCCCGTAGCCCGGGTTGGCCTTCCGCATCGTGGCCTCCTCGAAAGGGTCGTCCGTCTCGTCCGCGCCCCAGATCACGCCGTACGTGTCCGGGTCGTGCAGCGCCCGGCGGGCGAGCTGCTCGATGTACTGCCGCTTCCGGTCGTAGATCGACTCCTGCTTGCCGTCGTCCGCCGTCGTGATCGTCGCGACCAGCGGCTGACGACGAGAGCCCGTACCGGTCTCGATCGTCTCGACCAGGTCAGGCGACTTGTGCACGTGCAGCTCGTCGATGATCCCGCCGTGCACGTTCGCCCCGTGCATCGCCTCAGCCACCGACGACACCACAGTGAAGTAGGAGCCCGACGCCGGGTGCGTGATCTTCTTCGTGAACGGCTTGACGTGCCCCTTCAACGCCGGTGCCCGCTCGGCGATCTGCCGGATCGGGTCGAACGTGAACCGGGCCTGCTTCTCGCTGGTCGCCGCGGCGTACACCTGCGCGCCCGGCTCACCGTCCGCCGCCATCAGGTACACGGCGATACCGCCGGACAGCGTGGTCTTCCCGTTACGACGCGGCACGTCCACGTACAGCTTCCGCACGATCCGGACGTAGCCGTCCGCCTCGTCGTCCCACCGCACCCACCCGAACACCGGCGCGAGGATGTACGCCACCTGCCACGGGTCCGGGTCCAGGGGCTTCCCCGCCCACTTCCCCTGCGTGTGCCGCAGCAGGTGGAACGACCGCAGCACCCGGTCCACCCGAGCCGGATCGAACACCGCGCCCGGCGCCTCACCAGGCGACGGGGTGATGACCTTCGGCGGGCAGTCCGGCAGCGGGATCCCCCGCTCGACGAGGTACCAAGCCACCTCGGGCGACAGACGCAGCCGGGCGAGCAGCTCCTCGTCGAGGTACGCGGCCGGAACGACCGGGGCCTCAGCCGGAGCCTGCGAACGGGTTCGCTTCGTCCCCATCGTCGTCCCCCTGCCGGCTGACCTTCGCCTCAGCGGACGGCGTCAGCCCGAACTCACCTGCCCACGCCCGCAGCTCCTTCGACGCGGCCTCGATCACGGCGACCGCCGGGTGCCGCACCCTGCCCTGCGAGTTCGTCGCCAGCACCGACCCGTCGGACTCCATCTCCTGCTGCGCCCGCACCAGCCGGTCCCACGTCAGGCAGTACGCCGTCAACGCCGACCGGTCCACCGGCTTCAGCAGGTCCAGGCGCGCGAGCTCCGGCACGATCCGATCCCACTCCGCACGGGCCTCCGCCGGCAGCCAGTCCGGAGCCTCCGGCGGCAGCCGCTTGAACGCGGGCGGCTCGACGACCTTCCGGCCCCCCGAGTCCCGGCCCGGGGCGCGGCCCTCGATCAGCTTCAGCCCGGCCGGACGCTTCTTCGGTGACGCCATGTGACGGTCACCTCCCTCCGAGGGGGGTCAGGCGGCTGAGCGTGCACGCTCCGAGTTCACCGCGGCGGGTCCCCAGGGTTTTGACCTGGTGATTTTGACTCCCCTACCCCTCGGGAGGGTCCTCGTCGGCCCACAACAGCGTCGCTTCTGCCCCATCTGGCAGGTACTCAACCGAGATGACAGCGAAGAGGCCCGTGCGCGGGTCGTCAGCGAGGACGCGGCCGGTGGGGAACTGGACGCCGTGGATGTCAGGTCGGTCGGGGTGCTGGCTGACGAAGCGGCGGGAGTGGCGAACGGTGTCGGTGTGGGGCTCGGTCGTCGGTTTGGGCACGGTCAGTCCCTTCCTCGGCGTCGTGCGTTGGCCCGTGCAGCTTCGGCCTTGCTCTTGGTCTCGTGGCAGGTCTGGCAGGCCAACCCGAGGTTGTCGAGGGAGGTGCGTGCGCCGCCTTCGCTGATGGGGATGACGTGGTCGAGGTCGTGTGGCCACGTTGCGGGGTCGGTCTCGTCGTACTGCTGGGGGTCTGGTGTCTCGGCTCCGCACATGTAGCAGCAGCCGTGGTCACGGTTGTGTGTGAGGCGTTTGAGCTTGCGCCATTGGCCTGAGGTGATGCCGTACCTGGCTGCCTTGTTGTCTCTGCCTCGCCATGGGATGGGCTGGTGTGTGTCGCAGCGTGATCCCTTGGTGGCGAGGGCATGGCATTCGGGGTCGGTGCATCGGGATGGTGGGGCGGTGGGCATCCTCGCCCCCTCTCCGGGTGGTGTCCCCGGGTGGGCTTCCCTCGGGGTGTGGTCACCCGGGGGGGCATCGGGGGTGGGTCAGGGGGTGGGGGTGGTGCCGATGATGTCCGGGTTGGCGTACTCGTCCACGAAGTCGCTCTGTACGTCGAGGGCGGACGGTGAGGCCACATCGAGGGGGATCTCCGAGATGACAGCGGTGCGAGCGCCGCACCTCTCGCTGAGGCCCTTGACCCGGTGCGCCAGGCTGTCGGCTTCCTGCTCGGTGACGTGGTCGACGATGAGGACGAACGGGGTTTCGTACGTGCCGTTCTTGCGGTGGATGGTGGGCAGTTCGAGTACCTGGATGCGGGCCATGGGTGTCTCCCGGTCGCGGTTCGGGTGTGGTGAAGGCCCCGTACGCGGTGTGCGTCGGGGCCTTCGGTGTCCGCTGCCCGGTCGCTGTGCACGCACCTGGTGAGGTGCCCCGTTCGGGGCCCCCACGGGGGAGACCTCTTCGGTCCCATCGCCGGGCAGCGGGGTCTGGAAATGGCGATGCCCCGCTCGGTGGCGGGGCGGCTTCTGTTTCCGGTTCGGGGTCTGGGCATGGCGAACTGGGGCCAATCTTGCGACATCGGGAGGGTGATCGTCAAGCGGGGTGGTGGGGGCAGAGAGAGCGGCTTGTGCGTGCATGCGCCAACTACCTGCAGTAGCTCTCTCTACATCAGCCCCCCGTAGGTAGTGGGTAGGGATGGGTAGGGACCACGCGCGCGCGAGTCCCCGGGGAGTCCCCGGGGGACATTGGGAGCTGACCTGCGAGGATGCGATTCATTCTCGAAAGTTCGGAAAGCGAAACGATTTTGTTTGCGTTTTGTTTGTCGATCGATTCGTCTTCGATTCGCGCGCGAAACGCATCGCGATCGCCGCCTGAACGGTCTCCGGGGGTGGTGCTGGGAGGGCATGAGAAAGCCCCCGAGGTAGGGAGACTCGGGGGCTTCGGGGGTTCTGCGGGGCCGTTCTGGGGCCGATCGGGGCCTCAACTACCCCTGAATCGTGACCCTATCGTGACGCCGAGAGGGGGTCAGGAAACCCTCCACTGCCCCGTCTGATCCGCGAACCCGGAGTTCAGCCCGAACTGCACCGTCGTGATCTTCGACGCCTTCGGCACCTCGAACGTGATCCACCCGAGCACCTTCTCGCCCGGCGGCACCTTCGCCTCCGAGGCCATCGACGGGCCGGCCTTCGTGTCCGCGAACGTCGCCTGGAACCGCTGCCCGTCGGCGTCGGCGACCTGCGCGCCGTTCGAGGGGCTGTCGGCGTACGGCTTCGTGCCGGTGTTGGTGAGCTCGAACTGGGCGGCCACCCACCGGTTGCCGTCTTCGGGGGTGAAGAACTCGTCCTTCGGCTCGGCGGGGTCGATGAGCTTCTTCAGGGTGGCGTCGACCTGCTCGCCGTCTTCCTGGCCCTTGAGGGTGATGGTGTCGCCGACCTTCGCGACGGTGGCCTTCGTCGGCTCGTCTTCCGGTGCCTCGGCCGGCGTGCTCGCCTCGGGGGCGGCGGCGCCGGTCTTGGTGGGCTTGGTGGTGATGTCGTCGCCGGTGCAGGCGGTCGCGGTGAGCAGCAGGGCTGCTGTGGCGATGGTGGCGATGGTGGTGCGGCGCATGGTGGCCCCCTGGGTGCGGTTCGTGAGGGGTCATCATGGCGTGCGGGTGGCTGTGGTGTGTGGGGTTTGCGGGGATTGTGGTCGGGCTGTTGCTACGGCCGCCAGGTGCCCCGGTAGTCGGGGTGGTCGGTGTACGCCACGGCATGCAGACGGAGCGTGCTCTCCAGGGCGGCGGCGAACCCGTTGACGAAGGTCTCGTGGTAGTCGCCGGCGCGCTCGGCGAGCTCCAGCAGGGAGCGCTTGGCGTCGATCTCGCGCAGGACGCGGGCCGGGTCATGGCGGGCGATGTGCGCAGCCCGCTGGTGATCATCGGGGTTGCCGTACTCGAATTCGATGACGATCGGCACCGCGTACTCGCCGGATTGAGCTCGCCCGCTTACCCAAGGCGTGCCGTTCTCGGACGCCGCCTCCCACGTGCCGCCTCCCTCCGTTGACGCCGCCGCCTGCGCTATGGCGGCGTCCTCGGCGAGCCGGTTGCGGAGGAACTGCACGAGGTCGTCCATACGCCCATTCTGCCCGCCACAACGGCCCGTTGACCGGGCATGGCGAAGCCCCCGCCGGATCGGGTCGGCGGGGGCTTCTGGCCGGGCGCTACCCGGCGTGAAGAGGCAGTCTGTCAGCTCTTGCGACGGCCGGGTACGGGCTTCTCCTCGCGGTTGGTGTAGCCACCGGTGAGCGCGCTGTACTGGTTCGAGTAGGGGTTCTCCGGCACGGCGAGGTGCGGGAGCCGAGTGGGGAGGCCCGTGGGCAGGCTGCCGACGGGCTGCTTGGGCTCGGCGGTCTGGTCGGTCTTGGGCTTGCGGCCGAATGCCATGATGCGGGTCCTGTCTCGTGGCTGGGGATGGGTCCGGGGCGCCCGGTCAGCTGGCAGGCGGGCGGGCGCTCCGGGGGTTACGGGGTGGTCTGGCGGGGCGGGGTGACGGTGATGTGCGCCCCTCCCGCATGGCGGACGACGGTGGCGTTGTTGGTGTTGGTGTTGGCGTCCTGACCTGCGCCAACAACGCCAACAAGGGTGGTGGCGGGGGCGGGGGAGAGGGGCGCTGGGATGTCCTCGCGGTGGACGCCGGGGCCGTTGCCCACGCCGGTGACCCGTACGCCCTCCCTCACCCGGACTCCGGCCTCGGCGAGGAGAGCGCGGACGTCTTTGGTCGTCCAGCCGGCGCAGCCCTGGTACTCCTCCAGGAGCTGCATGCGGATGCGGGTGAGGAGGACTCCGGTGCCATGGCCGAGCTCGGTGACGATGTCGGTGATCTCGGCGGGCCCGGGGGTGGGGGGATCCTCGTCTTCCTCGTTGTCGGTCTGGCCCTGCGGCTCCTGGTCCTCGGCCTGTTCTGCCCGCCGGCGGGCGGCGGCCAGGGTGAGCGCGAGGACGGTGGCTGCTCCGAGGGTCCAGCGCAGCCAGGGGTGGATGTACAGGGCGGTGGCCCCGATGGCGATGGCGATGATGGTGAGGACCCACCGGGCGAGGGCCTCGCGCCACTCCCCCGGCCAGAGCCAGGCGGCCAGGGCGTTGGTGGGCTGGTCGGTGTCGGTGTGCTCGGTCGGCTCGGTGTCGGTGTGGGTCATTACTGGATTCCTCCGGTCCACCAGGAGCCCGCCAAGTTGAGGCCGCTGGCGAGCGGTACGGCCATGACTCCTGCGATGCCTGCGGCCATGCCGAGGAAGATCCCGGCGAGAGTTCCGGCGATGTTCTGCAGGCGGGGCAGGCGGCGGCCCCAGACATGGCTGCCGATGACGAGGGCGGTCCACAGGGCGAAGATGCAGTAGCCGCCAGCGGTGAGGACGACGGGGTCGGCCCGGGTGACGGTGGGTGAGGTGCCGCCGATGCCCCAGACGAGGTAGGCGTAGCCGAGGCCGTTGCCGCCCCAGAGGCCGAGGCGGGTGATGATGCCGAGCGCGGACCATCCGGAGCAGGCGAGGACGGCGATCATGCCGTAGCAGAGGGACAGGACGAAGGGGAGCAGCGCGAGGTAGGAGCGGCCGCCGCCCTCGCCGCCGTCCTTCTTGCCGCCGCTGCTGCCCTTCTTCCACCAGCGCTGGAGGGTGAGGGCGACGATGATCAGGCCGAGGGTGGGGCAGCCGAGATAGACGTAGGGCTGCGTCAGGATCGGGTTGTCCATGGTGGGTTGGGTCCTCAGTGGGTGAAGAGCCAGGCGACGTACGCGGTCGCGGTGGCGAGGAGGGCGACGGTGCGTACGGCGGGCAGGAGGCCGGGCACGCGGGGCTCGGTACGGCTGCAGGCGATGAGGCCGATGGCGGCGAGCAGCGTGAGCATCGGGTAGACGATCAGGCCGAGGATCACGGCTGCACCTCGGCTGCGGCTGCGGTGGACGGCTGCGCGGCTTCGGCTTCGGCTTCGCGGATGCGGGCTTCGGCTGCGGCGAGGATGCGCGGGGCGCGGCGTTGGCCGATGCCGAGTTCGCGCTGCAGCCGCCGCCCGGACAGGGGGCCGGTGGCTGCGAGGGCTACGGCCTGCTCGATGAGCGGCTCGTCGGAGACGCGTGCGGCTGCGGGTGCAGCCGGTTGCGGCTGCGGCTGCGCATCCGCTGTGACCTCGGGTGATGGCGGCTGCATGGGGGCCAGGTCCAGGACGAGAGTCCGGGGTGGTGTCCAGCCGGTCAGCTGCAGCTGCGGGGGTGTAGTCGGCGGCACAGCTGCGGCTGCGGGTGCATCGGGCTGCGGCTGCGCAGCCGTCAGAGCGGGCGCCACGACGGGCGGGGCGAGGGCTACGGCTTCAGCTGCGGACCGCTCGAAGTCGGCGGCGGGTGCGGTCGGCTGCGCAGCTGCGGTCAGGGGCCGGCCATAGCGGGCCAGGCGCAGCTGCATTCGCTCCTGGACCGGAGCCTTCCAACGCCACCGCCGCCCGTAGTCGGCCTGCAGCTGCGCCAGGTAGATCAGCCGCTCCTGCTCCAGGTGGATCACCTGCTCGTAGCTGCGCAGCTCCCACAGCTTCATGCGCCGCCACAGCCGGAACGTGGGGACGGGCGAGAGGAGCCACCGGGACAGGCGGATGCTGTCCATGTGCTTCTCGGCGGTGATGTCCGCGATCCGCCCGACTGCGGTCCGGGCGGCCTCCACCACGACGACGAAGAGGACCGGGATCACGGCGTGCATCGCGGTGCCGAGCGGGTCGGGCCAGGCGGCCGCGCCGTTGAACGCGATGGTCGCGGCGGTGAGCAGCCAGGCGGTGTGGCGCAGCGTCGGGTACGGCATGCGGAGCCACGCGAGGAGAAGGTCCAGGGCGAGGAGGACAACGATCCCGATGTCGATGCCGATGGGGAACGCGAGCGCGAAGGACCCGAAGCCCTTCCGCTCGGCGAGGTCGCGCACGGCGGCGTAGGAGCCGACGAAGCCGATCGCGGCGATGGCGACGGCGCCGGCCGCGACGGTGCCGACGAGGCGGCGCTGCGCGGTGGTGAGTTCGGGGCGGGGCACAGGGGTCTCCCGAGGTGACGGCCGGGCGCAGCGGGTGCGCCCGGCCGGGGTGGTTCAGCGGGTGGACGCGGCGGCGTTGCCCGCGGTGCGGGCGCTGCCGAGCTGGGTACGGGTCTCGCCGGTGCTGGGGCGCGGGCCCTGGCGGGCGGCGTCCTGGCCGCGCTGGTAGGCGCGGGCAGCGTCGGCCGGGCTGATCTCCGGGATCTCCTCGGCGGCCATCAGCGGGTCACCGCCAGGGCAGCGGTGCGCAGACGGGCGGCGTACTCGGCGCGGGTACCGGTCAGCGGCACGTCCCGTACGGCGGCCAGCGTTCCGATGATGTCCCGGCCGACCGCGGCGTCGTTGTAGACGCCGTGGTGGTCCCAGACACTGATCTGGATCTCCGTGTGACGGGCCTGCTCGCTCATCGCGGCGTGCGGCGTCATCCGCTCCAGGCGGCCGGCGGTCGCGGTGAGGATCGCCGGGAGCCGGTGCGTCAGCGTGCCCGGGTCGACCCGGGTGAGCGTCGCGGCGGCCATCACACGGTCCTCGCGATGTTGCGCAGGCACAGCGCCCACTCCCCGCGGGTGCGGGCGCTCGCCCACAGCTCCGGGGAGAGGGCGCCCATGGCGCGGCGCCCGGCGTGCTGGGCAACGATCTGCGGGTAGCCGGAGAGCACATGGGCGTCGGCGAGGGCCAGGGCGTGGCCCCATCCGCCGACGGTGAGGTCGGTGGCCGGCTCGTTCGTGGCGAGGTGGTCGGCGGCGGCCGTGAGGAGCTGCGCGGCGAGGCTCGGCGTGGCGAGGATCTGCCGCAGTACGGCGTCGGTGCTGTTCGGGGGGTGGGACGGGGGCAGGGTGCCCCGGATACGATCGTGCACGGTCATCTCCTGGTGGATCAGGTGGATGGCTGGCCCGTCCGGTGCGTCATCACCGGCGGGGGTTGGCCGGGCCCGGTGTGTCATCACCGGGCCCGGTGCTGTTGCGGCCCCGCCCGGTGTGTCATCACCGGGTGGGGCTTTGTGCTGAACCGAACGTAACGGAGGTACTAGCGCTTTGACAAGTACTGAGGCAGGATGTCCCCATGCCCGCTAACGACCACGGAGGAGGAATCCCCGAATTGGTGACCTTCACCGAGATCGCGAGGCGGGTCACAGACCGCGGATACGTCCCGCGCCCCATCACCCGGCAAGGCGTCCGGCACATCGCGGACAACGACCCGGCATGGCCCGTACCGCCCGACCAGTGGATCAAAATCGGGAACGCGTGGGCGATGCCGTGGGCGCCGATCGAAGCGTTCTTCCGCGACCGCACCACCCGCGGTCGCGGCGCCGCCCGGAAGGAGACCCCTTGACCGAGCAGAACACTCCGCAGTACCAGGTTGAAGCGCGCACCCGAATGGAGGGGCAGCGAGAGGTCACCACCTACGCCATCGTCCGCACCGACGGCACCCCCGCAGGACTAGGCGAGGGCCAGGACCCCCGCATCCAGAGCCTCCAGAACGCCAACCACTACAACCGCCAGACGGCCGAGAACATCGCCGAGTTCTACGAGCGGACCCCCGCCGGATACCGCCTCGCGCTGGATCTGCCGCCCAGCATGGGGCAGCCCGGGCGCTGGCGCGTGACCGGCAGCACGCCGGGCGACCCGTCGGACGTACAGCTCACCTGGTACGAGGGCAAAGAAGTGCCCGACTCCTCGCCCGCTGGCACCACGTGGCTGGACCTCCTCGTCCGTATGACGAATGAGCACGCCGAAGGGGCTGCCGCCCGGATCACGGCGAAGGCCGAGCGGGACGCTGCCGAGGCGGTGCCGCTGAACGTGCCCAGGTGTGAGACCGCCTCGACCGCAGACACGCATGACTCGCCGGACTGCCTGCACTGTGGCGACCCCATCAGCTGGGAGTACCGGAACGAGGAGTATTGCGGCGGACCGGAATGCCTCAACCGCGACATCACAGGGAGCAGATGACATGATCCGCAATATCGCCCGGACGCTGGCCCCTGCCCTCCACCGCGCCGCCTACGCCCTATGGACCCGGTACCCCGCAGACCTGCCTGCCGGGCCGCGCCCGAGTTGCATCACCGTCAAGGTCGACGGCCCCCTCCACGTCCGCGACCGGGGCTGGCAGGACGGGGCGATGTACGGGGAAATGGCGCCCGGCGCCCGCGATGCGCTCCTCGCCCTCATGGCGGACGGGTACAGCATCGTCGCCCGCAGCCAGCGGGTGGGCCAGCAGGCCGTGGCCGACTGGCTGGAGAAGCACGGCGTTCCGGCGACCGCCGACGACGGTGAACCCCGCGCCTACTGGACGGACACCACCCGCGTCATGTGCACCGCCCGCGCCCTGACCTCGCCGTTCGAGGTGACCCCCTACGGGTACAGCCACCAGGACTGGGATGCCACCGCCGCCCACATCCGAGCCACCATCAACCGACCCAACCGGTGAGCACCGGTCGGACCACCAAGCGAACGCGCCCCCGTCGAGCAGTTCTTCCGGGACAAACCGTTGCAGCCCGGCCGACGAATCGATCTTGAACAGGACTGACCCGTGCCGCACTACTTGATCGAATTCACCGACGACGAACCGGACCGCATCATCAGGGCGTCCAATATCAAGGCTGAGTCCCGGGAGGGATTCGACGTATACGTCGCGTACGGACCCTCCAGGCAGGAACTCGTGATCTTTACTGGGGCCCACGTCCGGTCGGTCAAAGAGACCGTGATCCCTCGCAAGAAGCCAGACGCCACGGAGAACTGACGAAAGAGCCCCGCCGAAGAGAGATCGGCGGGGCGCTTTGCTGACCTGAGCCTACGCCGCGCGCTGCTCCCGGAGCGCCGCCCGCTGCCGGCGCCGCGCGTCCGCCCGCTTCTCCCGCTCCTCCTCCCCGGCCCGCGCCCGCTCCGCCGCGTCGACCGCCCGCTGCAGTCCGGCGAGCTGCTCCGGCGTCGACCACACCCGGGCCCGCCGGTCCACGTCGAACGCGGCCGGGGCGTTGCAGTCGACGAGCCCCGTCGCGCACGTCACGGCCAGCACCGTCCCAGCCTCCGTGTGGATCACCAACTCGCCCTGGCACCACGGGCACGGCATGCTCGGCAGGACCCGGGACACCCGGCCCGTACCGAGAACCCGGTCGATCCGCTCGGCCGCCGTACGGGCGTACTCGGCGATCGTGGCCTGCTCGGCGTAGTGCGTCGGGCAGCACGGCCCCGCGTCGAGCCGGCCGAGGAGCCACCGCGCGGCGGCAAGCGCGGTTCGCCCCTCCGGCCGACCTGCAGTCCAGTCCGCCGGGTTGTACGGGTCGCTGTACCAGTCCGCGCCATCCTGGGTGTCCCGGGCGGCGAGTTGGTCGGCAACGGCGCAGAGCGCGATCTCGATCGCCCGGCAGGCGTCGACCACGTGCAGGCGCAACGGGACCGGGCGTTCGCCGAGCTGCGCCGGGTCGCGGTCCTCCCTGACGGGGTGCGGCAGGCCTTCGCCGACGTGGTCGCAGTGGGCGCACTCGTAGTAGAGCTGCCCGGTGTGGTGCCGGACGGTAACGAGCTGCTGCGGGTGGTCGAGGGCGTGCGCGAGGGCGGCGACGAGGGACTGTTCGGCGGTGACGTCGGCGGCGTCCTGTGTGTCGAGGGCCCGGAGGTAGGCGGCGCCGGGCCGGGTGGGGGGCCAGCTGGTGCTGGGGCCGTCGTTGGTGTCGAGGGCGGCGCGGAGGTGGTCCCAGTGGTTGATCACGTGCTGGAGGTTCTCGGCGGGGGTGCGGGCGGTGGTGTTGTTCATGGCGGTGGTCTCCTGTGGTGCGTAGGGTGATCACACCGCGTGGGGCGCCCCGGATCATCTGGCCGGATGGGGGCGCCCCGTCGTCGTGTCAGCGGCGCTTCGGTGGTGCGGTGCGCCGCCACGGGGCGAGGAGGTCGACTACCTCGTCGAGGGCGATGCGCATGTCGCGGGCGTCGGGGTCGGCGTCTTCGGTGGTGTCGTCGATCTGTTCGAGTGCGGTCTCGGCGTGCTTGAGGATCTTGCGGACGGCGGTGAGTTCGGGGCTGGTGTCGCGGCCTCGGGTGTGGTCGGTCATGGGTGGGTCCTTTCAGCGGTGGTGGCGGGTGGGCGGGCCGTAGGGGGACTGCCACGCCGGGCGGTCCCGGCGGCGGCCCGGCGGCGGAGCAGGGTTGTAGGCCTCGGCGGCCTGCGCGGCGGCGCGCAGGTTCTCGACGATGGCGGCGGCGATCGGCACGTAGGTGCGTACGTACGCTTCGGCCGCTGCGCGCAATGCCGCCTGAAAGGCTTCGGGGTCGACGACGATCTCGACGGTCACCGGGGGGAGCGTGAGCGTCTTCATGTCGCCCGGGTCGGGCTCGTTGAGCAGGAGCGAGTCGTCGGCCATGGTGCCGATGGCGGTCCACTCCCCGTCGCCGTCCTGGATCCACACGGTGTTCATGGGGCCTCGCTTCCGGTCGGCTGGTAGTCGTCGAGGGCGGGCAAGGTGTCCAGCCCCCGGCGCGGGTCGAGTTGCCGGGGTGCGGCGGTCGCGGGCCGGGCGTATCCGGCGAGGAGGATGATCTCGATGGGCGTTGGGTCGTCGTCGAAGAGGGTGCGGATCTCGTCGTCGGTGAGGTCGTCGATGTAGTCGAGGGTGGTCTCGTCGAGCCCGTGGGGGTCGTACCGGAACGCGCTCACCGGGTGCTCCTCTTGCGGCGGGCGCGGGCGGCGGCGCGGCGGACGGCTCTGTTCGGTCGGGGTGCGGGTTCGGGTTCGTCGTCGAGGACGACGTGTTCGTCGGTGGTGCTGATGATGATCACGCGGGGGTCGCGGGCGTGGTAGCCGTGGGGGAGGCGGGTCGGGCCGGTCACCGGGCCCCCTCGGTGTTCTGGCCGCAGGTGTTCTCGTGGCGGCGGAGGTCGGCTTCGCGGGTACCGGGGGGCTGGCGGTCACCACACCTGCCGCATTCCCAGACGGGGCAGCCGTTGACGTAGATGGACCGGTAGCGGGCGGGGCGTCGGGCCATGCGGGCGTTGTGGGCCATGGCGGCTCCGACTGCCTCGCCCATCGATGGGTAGTGGCGCACGGTGGTCCTTCCGGGGTTGGGGTGTGGCCGCCTGTGGTGGGGCGGCCACACAGCAGGGGCGGTCAGGCGGCGGCGCGGAGCAGCGCCGCGACGTCGGCTCGGGTCCTTCCGGGCTGCTGCTCCCAGGCGACGGTCATCTCCTCGTTGAGGTGGGTGACGACGGCGTCCCACAGGTCGGTCTCGTCGGGGCCGTTTCCGCCGTCGGGCGCGGCCTGGCTGAGCAGGGAGCAGATGCCGGGGCCGTTGGGGTCCGGCGTCCAGTGGGTCTCGGCGAGGTCGGCGGCGCGGTGCAGTGCGGCAGCGAGCTTGGTCATGGTGGTCTCCTTGGGTGGGCCGGGATCACCCGGCAGCAGGGGCGGGGGTGGTGGTGCGGGTTACTCGGCTTCCTCGGGCTCGTCGTCGAACAGCGACAGGCGCCCGGCCAGCACCCGGTTGGACCACAGGACTTCGGTGCGGTCCTTCGCGGTCTTCGCGTTGCCGGTCATGGTCTGGTGGTCGGCCCGGTGCCAGCCGGCGTACAGCTCGTCGTACAGGGGGCTGTCGTAGCCGGAGAGGACGACGGCGGCCTTGCAGTTGGCGAGCGCGGCCGCGAGCTCGCGGTGCTCGCCCTCGGTCTTCATCTCGATGCGGTAGTTCGACCACGGCCGGGTGGTGCCGAGGTACGGCGGGTCGACGTACAGCAGCACGTCCGGGTGGGCGCCGTACTTGGCGATGAGGTCGAGGGCGGGCATCGACTCCAGGGACACGCGGCGCAGACGCTCAGCTGCGGCCGCGAGCCGGTCGACGTAGGCGGCCATGTAGCCAGGCATCGACGTTCCGGACCCGGCGGGGTCGATGTAGTGCCGCCACCCGGTGTTGCGGAGGGTTCCGGCGCGGCCTTGGGCGAGGCGGCACCAGATGCGGCGGGCCAACTCCAGGTCGTCGCCGGGGTCGACGGGTTCGTGCGCGGCCGCGAGTTCGGCCCGGCTGTGTGGGGTGAGCGCGCACGCTCGGACAAGCTCGGCCGGCCGGTCGCGCAGGACCCGCCAGAACGTCATCAGCTCGCCGTCGAGGTCGTTGACGGTCTCCATGGCCGCGGGCTGCTTGGCGAGGAGCACGGACAGGCCGCCGCAGTACGGCTCGACGTAGTGCTGGTGCGGGGGCAGGAGCGAGGTGATCCAGGGGGCGGTGCGGCCCTTGGCGCCGAAGTACGGGACGGGGCTCTTGCGCGTGGTCATCGTGTGGGCTCCTCGGGCGCTCGGGTGGTGGGCCAGGCGGCGAGGAGGTCCCGGACGCAGTCGCGGTAAACGCAGATCCCGCCGTCGTCGAGGTCGTCGGCCCCCACCTCGTGGAAGTCGGCCCACCTGCTGGCGGGTGCAGGCTTGTGGGCAAGGCAGTGCAGGAGCCGCCCCTGGTTCTGCCGGTAGCCGACGACACCGGTCGCGGCGACCCTGGCGATCTCCCGGTCGGAGGCGAGTTCCGTCGCACCCACCCAGGTGGGCTCCTCGGGTACGGCAGGGGCGGCGGGGGTGTGCGGGTCCTGGCTGCCGGGCGGGCGGTGTCCGGCAGGCTTGGAGCAGCGGGCGCCGCCGATGAACGTGGTGTCGCACCGGTCGGTGGGCTCCGGCTCGACGGTGTACGTGGTGGTCTTCCGGACGGTGCGGGTCTCCGCGTCCGGGTGGCGGCGGGTGACGCTCGCCCGGCGCCGGGCCGCGACGGCCGGGTCGGCGTGGGCTCCGAGGTACTCCCACGCCCCGTCGAGTTCCAGCACTTCGGCGATGTACTCGACGGACGGCGGGTGCGCCTCGGTGGTCTGCTGCACCCCGGCGGCAGCCCCGTCGGCCAGCGCGCGGAGGTGGTCGGCGACGCGGAGGATGCCGACGTTCTCGGAAACCTGCGCGGCATTTCGGGCGAGGCTGGGCGAGTTGAACTCGCGGAGGGACTCGGCGATGTCGGCGGCTTCGCGGTAGTGCGCGGCCCGGTCGGCAGGCGCGGGCGGGGCGGCGGCCCGGCGCAGCAGCTCGTCGAGCGCACCAGCCGTACCCGGGTAGCCCTTCGCGATGACGAAGTTCCGCAGGTGGTCGGTCGGCATCTCCACCTCGCACGTGATGCCGCAGTGCTGGTGGTCACCAGCCGCGTGGTCCCGAGCGGTTGCCTCGCGGTCCTCGCGCTGCTCCCGCTCCTCGTCGGTCTCCTCGGCTGCGTGGTCGACGGGGCACGTCCGGCTGTCGCAGTCGCAGTTCTCCGACTCGCAGGCGGTCTCGCCGCAGATGCAGCGTGCGCCCTCGCCCGTGCTGGTGCCGAGGAGCTGCCGGGCCACCGCCAGGGCAGGCGCGGGCAGCACCGCCAGGACCGCGTCGGTCAGGGCGAGGTCGTCGACCCGGGTGGACTCCGCGCGGATCGCGGCCGCCACAGCGGCGCGCAGCTGGTCGGCGGGGCGGTCAGCGGGAGTGGGGGTGGTGTCGGTCATCGGGGACTCCAGGTGGTCGGTACGGTGGTGGGGCGCCCGCCGGTCACGACCCGGCGGGCGCACTGCGTGGTCATGCGGCGGCCAGGTCGGCGGCCGCGGGCATCGGGACCCCGGTCGCGGCGGACAGGACGTGCGCGGCGAGCAGCGGGGGGATCGCGTTGCCGACCTGGAGGGACCGCTGCCCCTTGTTGCCCTGGAACGGGTAGTCGGGGCGGAACCCCTGGAGGACGGCGCCTTCCTCGACGGTGAGGTTGAGGTGCCCGCCGGCCTGCTTCCCCCCGACGTGGCCGACGGTCCCTGTGACCGTGGGGGCGGGCTTGTGGTGCGCCCAGTGCCCGGGGTTGTCCATCGCGGCGCGCATCGCCTTGCGGCTGGTGGACGACCAGGGTTCGGCGCCGCCGGTGTCGGTGCCGCCGCCGGTGATGGTGGGTGCGGGGCGCTGGGTGTAGCCCCAGCCGAGGGCGTCGGCCATGGTGACCCAGGGCAGGAGCCGGTTGCCGAACAGGTCGTCGGCGGGGTGCTCGGTGTGGGTGGGGGCGGGGGCGGTGACGTTCCGGACGCGGGAGGCGATGAGGATGGCCCGTCGGCGGGTCTGGCCGAGCCCGTAGTCCGCGGCGTTGAGGATGCCGGCCCACACGCTGTAGCCCCAGGCGCGGAGGATCGCGGCGTACTGCTGGAACAGGGGCAGGACCGCGGGGACTTCTTCCATGGCGATCCACTCGGGCCGCAGGTCGTGGTGCCAGCGCATCGGCTCGGCGGCCAGGAGCGACCGAGCGTCTTTGCAGGCGGTGAGAATGCGGGCCCGGGTGTCGCGGCCGCGCGCCAGGTCCTCGACAGCCTGGTGCACCAGCGGCTGGTCGAGGAGGCCGAGCTGGTGGCCGCCCTTCGTCCAGGGCTGGCACGGGGCGCTGTCGACCTTGCCCTTGACCCGGCCGCGCATCGGGGCAGTGGGCATGGTCGCGACGTCGCACTGGACCACGGTGTGCCCGGCTGCTTTCGCGGTGATGCTGGCGGCGGCGTCCCGTTCCATGCCGATGGCGCGGGCGGTAAGGCCGAGGAGCTTACGGCCTTCCGGCCAGCCGCCGGGGCCGTGGAAGCCCTCGACGATCAGGTCGGGGTCGGTGTCCATGGTGTGGCTCCGGAGGTCGAGTTGTCCGGGGATGGGTGTGGTGGGTGGGGTGTCGAGTCGGGCGCGGGCCCGGTCCAGGGCGGCGGTCACCGGGCGCCACTCATCGGCCGCCACGGCATCGGGCGCAGACCATTCGGGAGGTACAGCGGATGCCCCGGGTGCCCGCTACGCGTCACCGCGAGCGCCGACATCCGGCCCATCCCCGGCAGCGACAGCACATCCGCCACCCGCCGCGGCGACGCCCGCGTCCCCCACGCCGCGACCAACGGGCCGCCCGCGTCGAGCGCGTCCAGCGACGCCTGCGACAGCCACCCGTCGTTGTCCGGGCCCGTCCGAAGCGCCTCGTCCCCGGGCAGATCGGACGGGTGCGTCGCCCGCCACGCGTACAGGTTCACGACGACGAGCGAGCCGCACCCCCACCGGCGGGCGAAACCGAGGCAGCGGCGCACCGTCGGGTCGTCCTCGTCGGCGTCGGCGGTGCTCGAGTTGAGCATGACGAACGTGGCCGGCGGACGGGCGTCGTCCCACTCGCGGGTCAGGCGGTACCGGTAGCGGCCGCAGTCGGACAGCTCGGCGGTGCGGTGCTGGATCGGCCGCGCGCCGGGGGTGATCAGATCGGCCATGGCGGGCCCTTTCACGAGGTGGACGACGGGACGGAGGGCAGTGCGGCCAGGCAGCCGGGTGGCGGCTCGGGGCGGGGCGCCGCGCACAGCACCGAGTGGCCGAGGTGCCAGTGCCATCCCTCCCGGGACAGCTCCAGCACCGCGAGGCGGGCCACGGTGTCCGCGCCGGCGTTCGGGTTGTCCTCGATGACGGCGGCGATGATCGCGGCGGCGGCGGCCGGGATCCGGGACCGGGGCGTACGCGGATACGTCACGACGCCACCTCCTCGGATGTGCGCTCGGCCCGCGCCGCCTGCACAGCCGCCCGCGCCCGCCGGTACGCCTCGTTCGGCGTCCCCGCCGCCACCGGGTCCGACCCGGCCATCAGCGCCCGCATCTCGATCGGCTCGTCACACCCGGTGCGGACCGCCTGCGTCTGCGCCCGCAGCGCCCGCTGGAATCCGGAGATGTCGTCCGGGTCGATGTGCCGGTGCGCGTTCGGCTCGAAGGTGTGCACGCCCCGGCCGAGCCTGTCGCGGTACGTCTTCCGCCACCGGGCAGCGATGTCCTTCGGCATCACCGGCCACGCCGACTCCGCGTAGTGCTGGCCCACGGCTTCCCCGGCGAACTGCAGAGGCACGTCCCGGAGGATCGCCGCCCACATCGTGAGCTGCGCCTCCTGCTCGGTCTCGCTGGTCTTGACGACCCGGTCGTCGATCAAGGCGATCTGTTCCAGCAGGTCGAGAGTCTCGGTCATGTTCATGCGGTGCCTCCTTCGAGGCGCTCGCGCAGCCCGGCCAGTCCGGCACGCTGCTGCTGGCTCTTCGTCATCTGGTCGAACGGAACGACCACCCCGCCCGCCTGCTCGACGCGTTCGTTCTCCGCCCACTGCTGCCACCGACCGCCCCACGCCGCCGCCCGGGCCCCGTCGTCCATCTGACGGCGCCGGAACTTGCGGGTGACCGCAGCGAGTTGCAGTGCGGTGAGCTCGGGCTGACCGGCGGTCGTACGGGCGTCCTGCGCGGACCGCACGTCGGCGGCGGACGGCTCCCAGTCGTCGGGGATCTGGGCCATGGCGGGCGCGGTCTGGCGCGGCGGCCGCGCGGCTTCCTCCGGCGGGGCGTCCTCGTCGCCCGGCGGCGGCTCCTCGTCAAACGGCATCTGCCCCGGCGGCGGAGGCGGTGTGCTGTACCCCGACCGCTGGCGGCGCTTCTTCTCCGCGTCCTTGTGCCGCCGGGCCTCAACCTCGGCACGGGACGGGTTACCGGACTCTCGGTAGTCATGCATGTAGAAGTCGCCCGGCCGGACCGCCGGGCAGCGCGGGCAAGCGTGGCCGTGCTCGTGCCACAGACCAGCCGACACAAGGCGGCGCATCTGCGGGGCGGTGCCGTACATCTTCGCGATCTCGCCCGGCACATGCCCGTCGGTGAGCTGCTGCGATACCCACGACCCGATCAGCGTCCACAGGCCGATCGCAGCGTTGTTGGCGCGCCGCATCTTGGTGTGGCTGTGCGCCTTGTCGTCTACCGCGAAGTACGGCATCGGAGTATCTCCTGTGCTCAGAGCGTGAGTTGCCCGTCAGAAACGGGCGTGGATCGGGCCCGGCCCCGGGACGCGGGGCGGGCGGGGGCCTGAGGCGGCCCCGTGCACTCGTGGTCGATCACGTGCGGGTGCGGGCAGGGTTCCGGCCGGCGGCGGCAGTCCGCCCACCGCATGTCCGGGCCGTCCCGCGTCTGCCGCAGGCACCAGTGCAGGCGGTTCGGGTGGCGCAGGGCCTCGGCCGCCGCCGCGGTCAGCTCCCCGGCGTCGGCGGTCACGTCGAGCGCCGCGCGGCGGCCGACGAGCTGGCGGAGCACGGGGGACCCGCAGCGGGGGCAGCGCACACGCCGCGCCCCGCTGCCGGCGGCGGCCGGGGGCCTGCTCATCAGTACTGCTCGACCCGGCCCCGGCGACCCTGACGGGCCCGCTTCTGCTCCTCGTGGGCCTCGAACTCGGACTCGGTGGGCATGTTCCCGAGTGCCTCGGACACCGCGCCCTCGACGTCCCGGGAGCCGGGGCCGATCTCGTCGAGGGTGCCGTTCATCTTCCGCTGCCGGTACATGGCACGCATGACCTCGGCGACCATCTGCGCCTGCTGGTCGTCCTGCGCGACCTCGGCGAGCGTGACCCGGATCTTCACCTGCGGGTCCTTGTCCTCCCCGTCGGCGTGCCCGGTGTACGCCTTGCTCGTCAGCTCGACCACCGCGAACACCGAGGTGCCCGGGTACTCGAACAGCCCGCGGCGCTGGGGTTGGGTGGCGCTCGCCTGCAGCGGGGCCGCCGCGCCGTCGAGCTTGAGCTCCACCTCGGCGTCCTTGTCCAGCTTCGGCATGGGGATCACTTCCTTCTCTTGCTGGGGTTCTTCCGGCGGTGATCGCGCATCGCGGCCGCCTGTCGTACGTCCTCGTTGGGGCAGGTGTCGCGGCGGTGGCGCTCGGCCCGCAGGACGAGCTGGTGCACCGCGTCGTGGCCGATGGCGTCCTCGGACGGGGCGCCGCAGGCACAGGCCCAGTCGGCGGAGACCATGGACTTCGAGCCGTCGAAGCGCACCCGCAGGCCGGGGCCCGGTCGTGGGTGGCCGATCGTCGGCCCGAACCCGCTCATCGCGGGCTACCGACCGGGTGGCGCTGCAGAATCTCGGCCGGCCACTTCACCTTCGTGAGCCGGTCCCGCTGCGCCTGCGGCATCGAGAACAGCGGGGCGCCGAGCGCGTCATGCCCGGCAGCCCGCAGCCACCACGCGTCACACTGATCGCCACCCTCGTCGTCGGCGAACTCAACGCCGTCCGCGAGGTACGCCGCCGCCGCCATCCGGGCCTTGTCCGCGTTGCCGTGGTCGGCCGCGAACTGCTTGAGCGTCGCCGGAGAGACGTACGCGTAAGGCACGTCAGCGTCGAGCAGCGCACCGACGACGACCCCGTGCAACTTCCCGATGATCTTCAGCGCGGTGGCGTGCATCTTCGTCGGCAGATCCTCGATCACGGCCAGGTGCGGCTGGTGCTCGGCGAGCTCGGCGGCGAGAGCGTCACGGATGCGCAGCAGCCTGCGGTCAGCCTCGGCGGACCGGGTCTTGATCCGGTACGTCGCGCCTGTGGGCAGGCAGACCCCGGTCGAGGTGATCGACAAGTCGAGCCCGATGATCCGCAAGCCGCCTGCAGTCGGGGTGACGGTGGGAGTCAGCGTGCCGGGGGCCATCAGTCCGGGGATCGTCATGACGCACCGCCCTTCACCGTGTGGCAGTTCGAGCACTCCCACCGGCCGTCACCGACCGGCAAGTGCAGGTGCGTCATGTGCGCGCACCGCAGCTCGTGGCACGCCAGCCACCGGCCACCCGGCACCGGCTCCGTGAACACCGCGGTGTTCTTAGCGCCGGCGGACGGGGCCAGGCGCGCCGCCCACGTCACCGCGGCGACGCCGACGGCCAGGGCGGCCCCCATGTAGGGCATGAACCCGCCGCTCACAGCAGAAACCCCGCAACCGGAGAGATCGGCGCGTACAGGGCGCTGACCACGTCGAGGGGCTGCTCCAACGCACCCGTCCCGCTCCGCATCAGCGGCACCCCGTGCTCACTCATGCCGCCCGTCCAGCGCCACCGCAGGTTGCCCGACGACCTCCACTCAACCGCCAGGTTCCACAGGCGGCCGTTGCTGTCCGTCCACACCCGCGCGTTCCGGTCCAGCCGGCTGGGGCCGTACTCCGTGCGGTCCGGGCCGCGGCCGCCCGGCGTGCAGGCGTACGGCGGGTGCCCGGCCTCCATCTGCATGGCCAGGTTCCGCAGCAGCTCTGCGGCGATCCCGTCGCAGACGTCCGGGGCGTACACCATGGCGGTGCCGTCCGCCTGGACGGACACGACGAGCCGGTACTTGTCCAGGTCGATCAGTTCGATGCGCATGATGCCTCCAGCGGGCGCAGCGGCCACGCCCCGTCCACGACGGCGTTCGGGTCGGTCTTACGGAAATGGGCCTGCAGCCCGGCGGCCTGCTCGGCGGCCCACTCGATCTGCGCGGCGTGCAGCTCGGCCACGGACAGGCCACCGAGGTGGTGAAGCTGCGCCTTGCGGTGGTGCTTGATTCGCTCCGGCCAGTCCATCCGACGCATGTGCGCGAGCTGCCCGATCCGGTAGACGATGCGGGCCGACATCAGGGCGTCGTACGCGCAGCCGTGCGCCTCGGACTCCTCCCACGGCAGTTGGTAGACCTGCGCAAGGGTGATGAGCTGCCGGGCGCCCTGCGTCTCGGACGGGCGCTTGCGGAACGGGAGCCCGTACTGGTCGAGGACCCGGGTGTCGAGGACATGCAGCGGGGTGTGCGCGAGCCGGTCGTGCAGCGTGGGCAGGCCGTACCGGCGGCACTCGCGGTCGAGCAGGGTCAGGTCGTACGGGACGTTGTGGCCGACGACCGTCGCCCCGGCCGCAACCTGCGCCAAGAGCTCCTCGGCCACCTGGTCAACGACGACGTTCGCCTTCTCGCCGTGCTCGCGGGCGTGCTCGTTCGTGATGTGGTGCACGGCGGTCGCCTCGGCGGGGATCTCGACCCCGGGGTCGGCGATCCACTCGTGCTGCTCGGTGGGGGCACCGCCGCCGAGGCCGATCACGGCGGCGGTGACGACGCGGTCCTGCTCGACGTCGACCCCGGTGGTCTCCAGGTCGAACGCCGCGAGGCGGGTGGTGTGCCACGTCATGAGCGGCCACCGTCCTCGTCGTCAGGCCAGACGATGCGCGGCTCGACGCGGAGGGCGCGGCCCTCGCGGACGACGACGCGCCACAGGTCGGTGTTCTCTTCGCCCTCGCAGTCAAGGCGGCCCGTGAACGTGTGGCCGGGGAACGCGTCGATGATCTCCTGCACCTGCTCGACGAGGTTCCGTTCCCGGTAGTCGTCGATCTCCCGCATGACGAGAGCGGCAGCGGTGCGGCGGACCAGCGTTCCTTCGGTTGTCTCGACCGACTCCTCGTTGACCCGCAGGGCAAGGTCGTAGTCGTGGGCTGAGGCCATGTAGAGCCGGACAGCCTTACCCAGGGCCATCGCCGTGGTGAAGGGGCCGTTCTTGATCTCGCCCCAGGTGAGCGGCGGGGTGATGGCGAACTCGCCCGTCACGTTGGTGCGGTACCCCATCAGCGGCCACCGCCCGGAACCGCAGCGGCCGGCCACGAAGCGGGCGGGTACGTGGCAGGCGGCTCGTCGTCCTGCTCGCCGTCCTCGATGACCTCGCCGTCGTAGACACCCTCGTCGTCCGGGCCCTGCTCGTCGTCCCCGTGGTCCTCACCAGTCTGGGTGTCGATGCCCTTCCCGATGTCGTCCGCAATCCGCTTGAGATCGTCGCGGAGCACGTGGTCGTCGGCGTGCCCCTCGGCCCGCGCCCGTTGCCAGAGCTGCAGCACCTGCTCGCTGGTGCGGCACTTGATTGCCTCGTCCCGGTAGTTGATCGGCTCGGCAGGTGCCGCCTCGATCGCCGGACGGTCCAGCGACGCCGGGTCCAGCGCCGCCGCCGTCGAGATCGGCCCGGACAGCGCATGCCGCAACTTCGGGAGCGCGGGCACGAGCATGACGACCTGGAACTGCTTCGTCTTCCCGTTCCGCACCGCGGTCCGCTGCTCGATCCACATCCGGACCGGCAACAGCCCCTTACCGCCCGTCGCCTGCAGCACCGTGTCCAGGCCCCCGGCGAGCGCGTCGGCCGCGTAGTAGCTCTTCGTCTCCAGCCGCCACACCCCGAGGTCCGGCATGTCCGCGAGGAACACCCCGATCCGGGACGTCGGCCGGCACACCTGATCCGGCTTCCGCTCGTGCCAGTCCTCGCCGTACTTCGCGAGGCAGACGCACGGGCTGCCGGACACGCTGTCGGTGATGCCGTCGCAGCGCCGCGCGCACCCGCCGCCGGTCCACATCTCGTACGACTGCGACAGCGGGTCGCCTGCGGGCAGGATGGCCTGCATCTCGGTCGCCTTCGTGATGACCCGCCACTGCGCAACGCTCTGCCGCTGCGGCGTCCACTGCTCGACCTTCCCGCCGTACAGCTCAGCCGCCGCGGCCACGTAGTCCCGCGAGTGGCTGGTCAGCACGAAGGTCTTCGACTTGACCGGGATGTTGCCCTTCGTCGGGTCCGGGTTCGGCCGGCTGTACCCGGTGCGGATACGGCCGAGCTCAGCCGCCTGCCGCTTCATGGTCAAGATTCGGCGCCCCATGTCAGGCTGCCTTTCGGTCAGGGGATCCCGGCGCCCACGGCGGCAGGATCGTGTCGTACGCGCTGGGCGCGTCATGCAGATAGCGGGCCGTGTTCACGGCCGAGAGGAACGCCCGGAACTGGCGGCGGCCGGAGGGAACCTCGATCAGCCGGTGCGACCGGGGCCGCAGGTTCAGCAGGCCCGTTCGGCGCACCTTGAGTGCCGGGGCGTCGGTGTCGTCGGGGAGCAGCAGCACCGGTGCGTGCCGCAGCGCCGCAAGCTGCAGCGGCTGCTCGTCGTAGACGACCGTGTCGGGCTTGACTGCCGTGACGGGCTTGTTCGGCGCAGGCGCCGACGTCTTGTAGTCGATGAGCCAGAGCTGCCGCCGCCGAAACGGGCCGGTCGGCAGCCACACCCACAGATCGCCGGTACCGGCGTACCCGTAGCGGCGGTGCAGCACGGTCGTCTCGATGGCCTCGATGTCGCGGTCGAAATCGATGCGCCACAGCCGGAACCATGCGGCGAGTTGAATCGCGAACGGCTCGACCTCGGGGTCGGCCGGGTACGGGGCGTTCAGAACCAGGGTGACCGCCCGCTCGTGCACGCGGGTTCCGAGCTTCTTTGCACGGTCTGCGTTTCCGGTCGGTAGGGCGACAAGCTCGCGCCGCAGCACGGTCGGCTCGGTACGGGCCCGGCGGGCGGTGACGATCGGGTCGGCGATGACGTGGTCGGCGACGAGCCCAGCGCCCCAGGGGACGAGCGCCGGCTTGCTGATGGACGAGAGTGCGTTCGTGACGCTGATGAGGTCGGGGCCCCCGGCGGGGTCGCGGTAGTAGCGACCCCGCTCGGTTGCCACGGCGTGGCGCGGATCAGTCACCAGCCACCGCCCGCAGCTTCTCGACGCCACCCGGCTCACCGAGCATCCGGAGCGCCGCCCCGTACTCCGGCCAAGCAGCCTCCAGCCGGGCGGCGTTCACGAAGTCCGCGAAGGCCCACAGCTCCAGCAGCTTCGTCGTGAACGACCCGGCGGGGTATCCGCCCTGCCGCTCGTTCCACAGCACGTGGGCGGCGACCTCGCGGGGGATCACCAGAGTGGTCGTGGTGCGCTCGTTCATGCCGCACCGCCGACCGTCTTCGCCCCGCCGTACCAGCGGACCCCGACGAAGAACGCCGCGACCCGGCGTCGCTGCTGCGCCCGCTCCGTGCTCACGTCCGGCAGGACGCGCGGCCGGGGGGAGCACTGGCACGGCAGTACCTCGGGGTACTCGCACGGGCCGCGGTGAGTGGACTCGCCCATGTGCGGCGCGCTGCCGCGGGTGTCCTCCTCGACCGGGTCGGAGGCCATGGTGCGGAGCCGCTCAGCGAGGTACGCGAACGCGCGCCCCACCTCGCTGTCCGTGCCGACGAACTGGATTTCGGCGGCGGCGGTGTCGGCCGCCTCGAACAGAGCGGCGGCTCGGGTGTTCATGTCGTGCTTCATCCGTTGACCGCCTTTCCGATGAACCGGGCGTGCACCGTGGTGCCGCCCTCCGTGGTCGTGGTGCGGGTCTCGAACGCCCCGGCCGGCCCGTAGTGCCGCGCCATCTCGACGCGGTCCCCGGTCCTGATCGCGCGGGCGGTGACGTGCGCGCTGTACGTGGCGGGGTAGGTCGAGACCTCCAGCCACTCGAAGGGGTGCGTGCGCATCCACTCGGCGCGCTGGGCGTGGTTGGCGGGCGGGCGGCGCCGCAGTCGGCGTCCCATCACGCACCGCCCTGGTGGGCGTGGTTGAGGCGGAACACCCGCGCGTCAGGGTTGCGGTCGTCGCGGATCAGCAGACCCTCGCGGGCGAGCTGGTCCAGGTCCTGCCGCGCCTTGCCGCGCCAGTCACCGGGGCCGAGCTTGCTGACGTAGTGCTTCTGGACCATGCCGGTCTTGATGTCGCCCTGGTAGTCCCGGACGAGGTCCCGGAGGATCCGCAGGCGGGCCTGTGTCGGCGTCCTCATGCCGCACCGCCCAGCGCCAGGGCGGGGATACCGCGCTCGGTACGGAACTCGGCGATGGCCTCGCCGCAGCACACCGGCTCGCCCTCGACGCTGTGCTCGTCCTGACGGCACCCGGGATCGGCCGCATCGTCGGCGGTCAGCTCCTCCCAGACCAGCCAGCAGTGCGAGCACGTGTGCGTCTCGGTGCAGGTGACCCGGCCACTCTGCACATGGGGAGCGCGGAGCACCTCGGCGAGCATCGCCTCGCAGCGGCGCTTGTACGCGGCGTCGATGTCGCGGCTCGCGAGGCGGTCGCCCACCGACAGGCCGGGACCGAGGTCACCGAGCGGCCGGGGGGTGATGGTGAGCTCGAAGGGGTCGCCGTCGATTTCGCCGTCGAGGTCGTAGTCGAGGTTGGTGAATCCGAGGGCGCTGATGTGGGTGTGGGTGTAGCGGGGGCGGATCTCGATGATCACGCGCCAGTCGTCGCGGTTCGTGAGCTTCATGCCGCACCCCGCTGCCCCGGAACCGGACGCGGGGCCGCAGCCCTACGCAGCTTCCGTGTCAGCTCCAGCGCCGCCGGTCCGTACAACGGCACCCGCGACGAGGCGCGCTCGGCGAGGTGCTGCTCCAGCAGCTCCCCGTTGTACTCCTCGCGGCCCCCCGACTCGGCGGCCTGGTGGAGCAGGTCCCACGCCGTGGTGTCCTCGGCGTGCAGCAGTTCGTTGATGACGTCACCAATGACGAGGCGGGCCAGCGCCTGCAGGTCGAGAACGACCCCGGTCGGAATGGCTTCGACGTAGATGGGGATGGGCCCGGTCACGGGCTTCTGGTCGTCAGACACGAGCAGTTCCTTTCGGGCCGTACGCGGCGGCCAGCAGCGCGGGCACACCCACGCCGATCAGTCGGGCACGGACCCCGTCGAGCTCGAACCGGCAGACCGTGGCCGTGCCGGTGTGGACCATGCGGCGCGAGTCCCGGCAGCCGAGCTCAGACGTCCACCGGACCCAGTCCGTGAGGGACTTCGGGCGGACGACGAGCTGCACCTCACCGCCGGCGGCCGTGGTGGTGGCCGGGGCGGGCATCTGCTCGAAGCGGGTGGGGGCGGTGTCGGCGAGGGCCTTCGCCTTGCGGCACTGGATCGCGAGGGCGACGGCGGCCGGGGAGGGGGTGGGGCGGTGGTGGCCGGGGGTGGTGAACGGGTCGGTGATCGTCACGCCGTCACCTCGGGGAGGTCGCGGCCCACCGCGTACGTGTGGTGCAGCGGGCTGTCGTGCGGGTCCTCGGCCACCGGCCGGTCACGGAGCATCCGGCGGGCAGCCTCAGCACCCGGACGCAGGTCACGCGGGGCCGGGCCGTCGCTCATCGGCCACCCGGCCGGGGCCAGCGTCGTAACGGTGTGGCAGGGCCACGGGTCGCCGTCGGCCTCGCAGTGCGGGGAGTCCGCGTACTTCACGTGTGATGCCAGGGTGTGGGCCACGGCCGTTTCCAGCTCGGCAACCTGCCCGCGCAGGGCGACCAACTCGGCCGCCGACTCCGGCGACTGCAACAACCCCGCCGCCTCCAACGCCGCCGCGATACCCGCCGCCGACGAGTCCTTACCAACCAGCGCCGCCAGGACCACCCCGGTCGCCGCACTCAACCGGTGCGCGCTCACAGCGCCACCGCCGAACGCAGCTCCGCGAGGACGTCCTCACCAGACACCACCGGCACATGCACCAGAATCCGAACAGCCCCACCAGGCCGGGCCGGCGTCTCCGTGTGCAGCGTCCACAACGACGCCCCGTACATCTCGATACCCCGACGGACCGTGCCGCCCAAGGCGTACATCCACAGCCCCAGGTCGTCCGGGTCGGCCAGCGTGACGTGCACCGCCTCCGGGCGGACCACCATCGTCGGCGCGGGGAGACCCAGCCCGTCGATCGTGGTCTGCGCGGCGAGACGGTTGTCACTCGTCACGGCGTAGAAGTCGGGGGGGTTCGGTTCGATAGGCTGAGCGCTCATGGCGTCGGCCTCACTTTCTCTGGGTGGGGTTGGGCGTCCGGGGCTGCTCGGGCCGGGAAGTCGGAGCGGCCCCGAAGTGCGTTACGCGGCGCTCGCCTCGGGGGCGGCGACCGTGCGGGGAGCCGGGTGGGCCAAAACCCGCCGGATACTGTTGATCAGCTCGTCGGGCGCCGCAGGGGCCTCGGCAACGCGCTCGTGGATCTGCGCGACCACCGAGTCGCCGAGCAGCCGCCGGCGCTCCTCGCGGGTCATGCCGGGACCCTTTCGGCCTCAACGGCCATCGGCTCCATCAGCTCTTCGACCGTGATCTCGTACGCGTTGGCGAGGCGCAGCGCCGAATTCAGGTCAGGCTGAGAGGCGCCCGAGAGGATCCGGTAGACCGAGGATTCGGCGATTCCGGTCCGCCGTGCGATCGCCGCCGGGCTGGTGTCTCCGTGCTGGGCTGCGATCTCCCGCAGGCGGTTGACGCGCAGGCGGTACATGGCTCACCCCTTCGGTGCAGCTAGGAGGGCGTTTCTCCCTTACGAGGGAGACTCTGCCACAACCCTGCCTCCCTAGCAAGGGAGGATGCATCTTAAGGGGGCGTTAAATCGCGTACGAACGTCTGTTCGGTCTAGGTTCCCAGCTGGGAGGCCTAGTTAGGGTGGCCTGACACGCACCCTTGCGAGGCAGGGATTTTCTGGATACTCCCTAGCTAGGGAAGTACAGTCACGGCCATGACAGACGCCGCCCCCACACGCGCGCAACGATTCGCAGCACTCGTTGCCCCAGCCGCGCACCGCGCCGGCTACACCGGTCACGGCTCCAACGCCCGACTGGCCCGAGATACCGGAATGTCCGAAAGTAGCGTCTCCCGCATGCTCAAAGGACAGGCGATTCCGGAACTCGGGTTCTTCCCCGCGCTGGCCGAAAAGGTGGGGGTCAGCCTCCTAGACCTGCTGGCCGAGATGGGCATTCCCCCTGAGTCACTCCAGCCACTGTCCGAAACTGGTCCGTCACAGGTACGCTCACCATTCATCTCCCCGGCGGAGGCTGCAGAGCGCCTTGGCCTGAGTGACCCGGTCGGCCGGGAGATGCTGATCGCAACTATCGAGCGGCTCAAGCGTCTAGAAGAGCAACAGCATGATCAGCCCGAGCCCGGCAACGAGCACGGGGGCGCAGCAGCACAGATGTAA